GCCATACAGCAGGTCGATATTCGATAGCTCGAAGATCAGCGTATCGCCAGCCCCGGGGACGGCTCCGCCGCTCCAATTCGACGCGACGTTAAACTCGTTGGGGCCGCTATTGGGGGTGACGTTGGCGATGCCAATCGCGTGCAGATTGGTGCCGCCGGTTCCCTGGGCCTTGCTGACGGTGATCGCATGGGAGCGGCCGGCGACGCTGGCCGTGCAGTCGACGCGAAGCACGCCTTCGGCAAAGGTGAGTTCGGTGAATTCCGTAATTGTGGAAGCCGCTAGGGCGGCGGCTAACCCGGTGCGGACGCTGGCCGTCGTGGTGGCCGTGGCGGTATAGGTGACGCTCTTGCCGTTGATCGTGACGGTGAACGTGTTGCCAATGGCGACCACGCCCGTGACGGTGATCGTGTCGACTTGGGCGACGGTTGGGGCGTGTCCTAGGAAAGAGACGTTCGCCATTGTTTTCGGGCCTCCTTGCCCAAACTAGCTTGCGGGGCTCGATTCTACTAAAACGCGAGTTTCTTGTCGAATGCGGTGGGTTTGATGGCAAGGCTGTCCATGCTGGCGGTTTCCCACGGGAGTTTGCCAATGGCGATTTTCTCGCCGTCCCGGTAGGGCCTGTCGATGCCGTGGGTGTACTCCACTTCAAGGTGGTAGCGGCGGGTTTTCTTGTCGGCGGTATAGGTCGAATTGGCCACGATTTCGCTTTCGCCAATCAGCCGGATATGCCGGGCATTGGAAAAAATGTTCGTGGGCGGCGGGAGCTGGGGCCACTCGCCGTATCGCTCGGCGATGATTTTGATGGTGCGGGCCTGGGTTTTGGGGGCCAGCACGACAAACCGGCTCGTGCGGGTCTGCTGGGATTCCTGGCTGGTCGGTGGGTTCCCGGAAACCGGGACTTGCACGGTTTGATGCCGGGTCATAATCGACGTCGATAGCTCATAGAATTCGTAGCGGGTAGCGTTGGCGTCGAAATTGATGGTTACGTCTTTGGCGGCTTCGGCCTTGCCTTCGGAAATCGTGACTTTCGTGTCTTCGCCCTTGGTGCTCTTTTCTTCCTTGGTGGGCTTGTCGGTGACCTTGGCCATCCAGTGGTTTTGATTGCACGGGCTTTGTAGGTAGCTGACGAATAGGCCCGTCATAGTGGCGGTTCCGTAGGCCGGCATCACGGGGTTGGTGTCCGGCTTGTAGTCGGGGACGCCGGTTTTCATGCTGGCCAGCCGCTCGGTGGGGAAGCCAAGGGCGGCCACGTTGTCGTTTTTGCCTTCCAGGGAGCCCCGGATCGTGCGGAGCCGCATGTCGATTTTGTTTTCGTCCAGGTAGCTGATAATGCTGGCCTGCTGGACGGTGTTGACCGACTTGCCTTTCTGGAGCCCTAGGCGTTGTTCTGAGACTAGGGCGGCGACGCGGATCAGCTCCAGCTTGGGCGTGTACTTGTCGCCCCAGACGGTAATCTGGAATTCCTCAAACACGCTGCTGCCGTCTTCGGAAATGGCGGCGTGTTGGCCGGTCCACTTGATAGCCGGGTCCGGTGGGCTGGCCACGGTTTCCTGGTCGGTGACGGTGTACTCCAGGGTCAGCCCGTCGGCGGTCGTGGCGATATCAATGCTTTGGCGTTTGAAACCGGACTGGAGCGGCGGGACCACCCACCCGCGAAATGACTGGGGGTTAAGAATCGGATTCGTGACGCGGAGCCGGCCCGTGATCGTGCGGGTAGTTAGCCAGAATTCGTCGATCATGTCCCGGACGCTCCAGCGATTATTCAGCACGCCGGACTGGTTGGCGTTGGAGCTGGGGCAATCCAGGCAATGTAGCTCGATGGTGAATTCGACCACCATGAGCGAGCTACCGATGATATTCGAGACGGTCACGCTGGTGGGCTTGGGGCCGTTGTTCAGGTCCGCCAGCCAAGTCCCGTCGGAAATGATTTTCGGGTGCGGTGAGGCTTGGGCCGGATAGAACGTGCCGGGGTCGTGGGCGGCCTTCACGTGCAGCAGAATGCTCTCGCCGACGGTCATCTTAAACTCGCGGCGGGGCTCGGACAGTGCTTGGCGGATGGCGATTTCGGTTTCGGCCACGCCTAGCTGATTGATGGGCGTGACGTCCTGGTTCGTGATCGGGCTAACGTAGCCGTGGACGTAGCCCCGGACGCTGATGGTGAACTTGTGAAACAGCAGGTCGGTGCGGGAATCGTCATACTCGCAAGTCTGGTCGAACTTGCGAGTCAGCACGTTCCGCATGGTGACCCCGTTATAGATCAGCGTGGTGGCCATTAGCCTACAGTCTCCCCGGGCTTGCGGCGGTTTCGGCCGCCGCCGTTACCCTTACGGCGTTCGGTCTGGCGTTCGTTGAAGTCTCGGCGGTAGTCCCGCGATAGGTCGTTAATCCAGGTCTGGGCCATATTGGCCTGGGGGTTTTTCTTGGTTTCGCCCCAAATTAGTTCGTAAAGGGTGGTGACAATCCCGAAGCCCTTCACGAGCACGGTCATAATGTTGATCGCGTAGCGGCCCAGCGTGTTCCCTAGGTTGCTCATCATGTTTTTGATGGGCTGGATTTCGTCGCGGAACGTGTCCACGGCTCCAACTAGGGCGGTGGCCGATTCGCTGGTGGCTCCGGCGGCGGAGTAGTTCCGGCGAACTTGCTTCAGGTTGCTCATGGCGTAGGCTTGGCCAATCGAGCCATTATAGAGCGATAGCGATTTGTTAGACTCGTAGAGCCCGTCCGCCAGCTTCTTGCCGGCCATCGCCACGCCTACAAATGCCCCGATAACTCCAGCCGGGCCGCTGATGCCGGACTTTAAGAGGTCCATCGCATTGCCAAGCTGGGGAATCGCATCCTTCAGCCGCTCGGCTTGCTCGGTGTTGTCGGCGGCCTTGTCTTGAGCCTGCTGGGGAGTGATCTTGCCGCCTAGCAGGTCGCCAAAGGTCTGCCCGTTGTTGGCGGCGGCGGTGGTGACCGGCGGGGGCGGTCCCGGGGGAGCCGGCTGGGACTGGGGCCCCATAAACGCCTCGCGTAGGCCCCCCATTGCCCGCTGGGCGAACGTCCGGCGGGGTTTGAGTGGCGTAGGGGGCGGAGCCGGAGCGGGGCCCTGAGCGGACGCCACGCCTTCAGGCTGGTTAAATCCGGGCTTGGTCCAGTCGGTGATACGGGTGCTGGGGCCGGCTTGGTGCTTACTGAAGCCGCTGGCGGCGGACTTCACTAGGCTGCCTAGGTCATCGGTTTTGCTGGCGGCGGAGCCGGCGGCCCGGGCGGCCGAACGGGCGGCGACGGCTCGCCCCACTCCGCTGGCGAGTAGCCGCCCTAACACTCCAAGCAAGACGGGTGCCGGCATGGTTATAGCTCACTCTGCTGGCTGGCTTGGTAGCGGTTAATTTCGGCGGCGGCCTGTTCCTCGCTGTCGGCGAGTGCCTTGATTAGCTCGGGGTTGACGCTGCCGCTCATGGCTTGGGTAATGCCAGATAGCACGGCTGCGGTGCGTCGGGCCTCGGTGCGTTTCATGTTGAGCCAGAGTCCTACCCGGCATTCGTAGGCTTCGGCTCCGCCAGCGTTCAGCTCGGCCAAGCTGCCGGCTCCGTAGCATCCGGCTAGGTCGGCTGCCCACTGCCATTTTTTTTTAAGTTGTCGACGTACAAAACAAAGTCGTTTAGGACGCCAAGGGTTTCCATTTCGGTGAGCCCCTCGGGCGTGTCTTCGGTCCAGGCCGGGATGCCGAAAATCTCGCGGGTCGCCTGGACGGAAATCTCGCTGGCTTCGGCCTCCAGCTCGGGCTCGCCGCACACCATATCGGCTAGGTGCCGGTCGACGTCAAACTTGGGATGGGCGGCCATCTTGCGGATGACGGTCACGGGATCGGCGGAGCGTTCGCGGGTGCCGTCGAAATACTTGAAAATCCGCTGGACTTTCGGGGCTCGATTGCGGCTGAATAATCGCATGGGGGTTAATTTCCTAGCTCGCGGTCGTGTTCCAGAGCGTGCCGCCGACGTTCCAGGCGGTGCCTTCCAGGCGGAGCGTGGAGAACTTCGTGCCGGCGTTCAGCTCGATGGGGTCGCGGAAAATGACGTAAGGGTAGTTGCGGATTAGGTTGGTGTTGGAAACCAGCAGGCGGAAATACTTATTTCCGGCCAGCATGAGCGTGCCGGCGGTCGGGATGGTGCCGGCGGTGCCGCCCTTGTGCCGGCTGAGTAGTTTCTGGGCGATGGTGGCGTCCCACTTGGTTAATTCCAGGGTGATCTGGGCCGTCTCGCCCATATACTGGAGGTCGCACCCCGGGCCGGCTTCGCCGCCGTAGTCATCGCATTTGACTTCCGCGAAATAGCCGTCGTGGCGGAGGATGACTCCATCCCGGGTATAGCCAAGGTCTTCCAGGGCGTCGGCGGAGCCGGTGCCGACTTTGATCGTCGATAGCCCGGCTACTACGATTGCGATGGCCATTATTGCACTCGATATGGGTAGTAGTTGCGGGTCCGGTCACGGATCAGATTGAGCTGCGTGACGGCGGCCACGCTGGGGCGGGTTAATTTCGGGGTGCCGGCGTCAATCACTTTGGTGATATTGAAGACGTTTTCCCCCTTCCTCAATCGCTCCAGGTAGAGGTCATGCAGGTCCATCTGGGCTTTGTAGTCGTCCACTGAGTAGGTTGGTTTGATCGCAAATAGGTAGGCCATTGCGATTTCGCAAACCATATGCTTCAGGTGGGCGGCTGAATTGCCCGTTAGGGCGGCTAGGTCGCCGGGGTCATACCGGCCAGCCTGGAGTAGTGCGGCGTCGATAGCTCCGCTCGCACTCTCCAAAGCGGCCAGTACCTTGTCGTCCGTGGCCAAAGCCCCGGCCGACACGGCGGTGCCGTTCTCACTTACAAGCTGGCCGATGGTCAGCTCGCTTTTGCGTAGCAGTAGATCGGCCGGGGTAGCGTAAGCCACGGGCTAACCCTCCGATTTACATGGCACCCGTGAACAAATAGCCGCTAATGCCGGCGGTGAGTTTCGGGGTGCAGTTGTCCACGACGCGGACCACGGTTTTGCGGTTGTCGGCGTCGTACTTGGTTTCGACCGTCATGTCGTCGCCTTGGTAGACGAAAAGCGTGCAGGTCGAGAAGCTCGGGCCGCCGTACTTGCCCACCAGTGAGCCCGGGCGGGCCGTGATAAAGGGCGTCGAATCCCCCAGCACAAAGCTGCTGGCGAACGTGGCTCCCTTTTTGTTGGTGGTCTTTACGGCGTCTTCGACCACGATTTCCACGCCTGCGTAGGTGCTGGGCAGGCCGTAGAGCACGTCGCGGAATTCGCCTTCGCTCGTGTCGGCCCGGATGAAACGCAAGGCGTCCGGGCTGCTCTTGAGGTAGTCCACCATTTCCTGGCTTTCGGCCATTGCCTTCGCCAGATTCGGGTTGACTACCAGCTTGAGGTCACGGGCTTTGACCACGCCGCCGGTGCTCTTGAGAATCTGAGTAATGGCGGCGTCAATCGACTTCTTGATATAGAGGTTGGCCGTGGTGGCCGCACTCCACTGGCCGCCGGCGAGGGCGGTCGTGGTGCTCGTGTGAGCACTGGCCCAGTTGCCGCTGGTGGTCAATTCGCTGACCACAAGCTGCGTGCGGCTGGTCATGGCCTGCTGGGCCTTGATTTCCGTGTGCTGGCCAATGATATCCCACGCGGCTTGGTCGGTGGCCAGCTTGCCCAGCGAGACGGGGTACACGTATCGCTTGCAGGTGAAGGGCAGGAATTCAAACGATTCCGCCCCCTCGTTGCCGTGCGGGGCATCCGCACCATCCGGCCACTGGTGGTCGGTGAGCGTGGTTGAGAGGATTCGCATTCGTTCCTCGACCGTCATTTTCGTGTAGTAGCCCACCATTTCCGGGCAGGGCACCAGCGAAATGTAGCGGTTGAGGCTGAAGTCCCGGGGGTTACGCGAGAAGTCCACCAGCAGACGCTTGGACCCCTCCAGACTCGGGATAAACGTGTTGTACTGTCCGGGGAAAATAGCGGCCATGAGTTAGCATCCTTGCTAGTGGAGTTCGGGAATTCAGTCCGTGCCGGCGGCGTGGTTTACTGGGCCTGCCACGTGATCGGATGGATGTAAATTTGGATTTTCGTACCGTCGGCACCCGCCTGGAGGGCGATGCCGCCGACGAAATCCTCGTCGGCACTGGCCACGACGGCTTTGCCGTTGGCGTCGCTCTTGACCCACGCCCCGGCGGTGACGGTGCCGCCGCACTCGACTAGGGCGACTTCACCCGGGCCGAAAACGCGGAGCTGGTCGCCAGCCACGGCGGCGGTGCTGGTGCTCCAGAGGCCGGTGCCTTCCTGGGACACGCCGATAACGCGGTCGCCCTTGCTCGACGTGCCGGCCGTGGCGGGCCAGACGGTGAAATCCGCCGACGGCGTGGTCGTGCCGGAGTACAGCAGGGGAACCATCGTGACAAAGCGGCACGGGTTGATCGTTCCGCCCGCGACAAAAGTGGCATTACTGAGGGTGGGCATGATTTAGCATCCTTGCTAGTTCGGTGAGTTTCTTAGTCCCGGGCGGGGGTTAATTTCGGCCTTAGCCCGCGTTGAGTTCTTTGCGGACTTCGTTTTCGATTTCGTCGTAACGCTTGTAGATGCCCCGGGCCACGTAGCTATTGGCCCGCTGCTCGATCTTGGCGTAGAGGGTCTTTTCGTCGGTGCCTACCTTGCGGGGCTTCGACGTCGGGAGCGGGGCAAACCCGGTCGGGTCTTTCTGGTAACGCTCTCGCATCAGCTCCAGGTGGCTGGCAAATTGGTCGTCGTTCATGCCTTCGATGCGGGCATATTCCTCGGCCGGGTCGTACATGACCACGCCTTGCAGGGCGTCGATCTTGCTGTAACGCTCGGCGAGCGTGTGCCGCTGCTCGATGGCCTTGAGCCGCTTGGAAAGCTCGGCGTTGTCGGCGGCCAGCTTGCGGTTGTACCGCTCGATCTGGGCATACCGCTGCTGGTCGGCCCGCGTCCGGCGGTAGTCGTCCGTTTTCTTCGTTTCGGGGGCATTGGGCATGTCGGTATCCTCGTCTTCGTCGTTTTCGTTGCGGTCCTTCGGGATCGCGTCGGGGTTATCGTCATCGCTGGGGGCCTCGGGGGCTTCGCCCTCGGGGACGCCAAAGTCGGGTGGGAGGCCGTCGCCGCCGTCGTCGTCGCCTTCGCCGGCTCCCGGGGGCATGTCGCCCATCGGATCGGCTTCGGCTTCGGCCATCGGATCAGCGGCCGGGGGCATGTCGCCGCCGGGTGCTCCGCCGGGGGCGGCCAGCGGATCGGCTCCGGGCATTCCGGGGGCGGCGGGTGCTCCGCCAGCCATCGGGTCGCCGGGCATTCCAGGGGCTCCGCCGGGGACTTGGGTGGCAGGGGCCTTGGCCTGCTGCTGCTCCATGAGCTGCTGGACGAATTTCGTCGTATCGAGTTCCATCACGGCGGCGATGATTTTGTTGATATCCTCGTCGGAAAGACTCATTCCGGTGGCCTCCGTGGCGGGTTGTTCTGGGGTTTCGTAGTGCTCGGCCTCGTCGGTCGACGTGTTGCCGGGCATAAACGTGTTGGTGGCACTGGGGGCCATTGCGGTGTAGCGGGCCACTTGGGTGCCGCTGTGACGCATCGAATAGGCCAGCCCTAGGTCGCGGCGGGGCGTTTCGGCTCCCAGCAGGGCGATGGGCTCGATATAGCGTTCGTAGGGGTCGGCTTCCCGCCAGACTTCGACGCTGCGGCGGGGGTGCTTACGGGCCCGGTCTACGTCGTCGTGGAAGATGCCCCAGTCCTGAGCGATGATCGCGGCCCGGGGCTGTTTCTCGCCGATGGTACCCACGTAAAACGGCCCGCAGAATCCGACTAGCGGCGGCTGGGGGATGCCCCGGCGGCGTTCGTCGGGGGTGGGCGTGTGGCCTAGACAAATGGCGGTATAGTCGCCGGTGTTCTCAATGCGGGCGTTCATCGTATCGCACATGGCTTGCAGCACGTCGCGGCTGTAGCGGATGGTGCGATATTCGCTCGGGTTATCCGGGTCCGGTTCTTCGACTTCGTGCTCGTCGAAAACGGGCACGTCATGCTCGATGCAAAACCGGCTGGGGTCCAGCGGTACGTGGCGAGCGAGTCGATTTAGTTCGGCGGTTGCCATCCGTGGCAGTCCTCGAAACCGGGGTCGATAAACGCGAAAAGCCCACGGGCCGCCGTCTTGGCAGCTCATGGGCTTCTGTGTGTCAGGTAGCCTAGAGGTTAATTTTGGGCGTCTTGCGGGCGGTACTTGGTGACCGAAATACTGGGGTCGCCGAACATACCTTGCAGGATCGGAATCCTAATGGTTAGCTCGCCACGATGGTCCAGCTTCAGGGCGTCGGTGGCGGCGGCTAGTTCCTCGTGGACCCATTCCAGCCGGTCGCGGTTCCGCTGCTTGACTTTGTAAGCGTAGCTTTCACGTTCTGGGCGTGTCAACAGTAGATTCCCCGTCTTCCTTGTCGGGTTCGTCCTGGTCGCCTTCCTTGGCGGCCTCGGCGGCTTCTTGGGCCTGAAGTTCTTTGAGATAGTCCGGGTGCAGGCAATCGGCGTGGCTGCCGTCGGGCATTTCGATACGCTGGCCGAAAATCTCTTTAAGGATGCCCATGTCTATTTTCTCCGGGGGTTAATTCGCTCGCTATATCATAGCTTCGGCAGCTTGGCGAGTCTACTGAATTCTGGCGTAGTAGGCTTTGAATTGTTCGGTTAGGTGCCGGCGGTACTGTTCCACGGCGTCAATGAGGCCCTGTTTTTCCCAGAATGCGTAGCACTTCGGGAATGCCTTCTTTAGGCCCTCTAGCCCCTTGGTTACTCCCCAAAATCCATCTGGCTTTTTGTGCGACCACGGTTCGCCGCCGGCGGCCTCGAAAATGGCCCGGCCAAACTCGGCGAAACCTTCCCACGTGCTTTGAACGGCGTAAGCCGATAGGGGCACGTCGCTGTCTTTGACTTGCTTCCACCAGTCGCTGCGTCCGCCGCTGTTGTTGGCAATGGTCCGGACGGCACTGGTTTGGATTTCCTCTAGGAATGCTTCTACCCATTCCTGGTTTTTGGATAGCTCGAATTGGCCGGTCCCTCCGCAGTCCAGGGCGTGGGCAAATTCATGGGCATAAATTCCTTCATTGCCGGAGCCGGCGACGTTGTGGATCGTGTTGTCGCCAGCCGCGTAGAATCCGCCCACGGTAAACCCGGCGGGCCTGCCGGTGCGTTTCTCGAATTCGGCTTGCAGGGACTCCCGGTTAGCGTAGGCTTTCATGCCGCCGGCCGTCCCCTTGGCGATGCGTTCCTTAGCCTTGGCTGAAAACCCACGCATGGATTTTCGCATTCCGGTTTTGTATTGCTCCGGCTTGCGGCCGTAGTTCGGGGCGTACTCGCCAAGGGCTTCGTTCATTTCCTTTTCAAAGTATTCCCCTAGGATTCGCTGCGTTTCTAGTGATAGCTCGGCACGCTCACGGGGCTGGTTTATAAAGTTAATTCCCCGGGCGTCGGCGGCGGCGTTGACTATCCTTTGTTGGATTGTGTTCAGGTTCTCGCCGGTATTGAATGCGGCGTGCAGCATGTCGCCGGTAATGCCTAGCGGGGCTAATTTCTTCACCAGCCCGGGCGAGATATCGACTAGATGGAAAGCATACTTGGGGTCTAGTTTGTAGTCGAACCAATCCCGGCGGCTGACGGTATCGACTAGCTCGTCGGTACTGCTGTCGATGGCGTCGGCCAGCTTCTCCCCCACGGCGACGCGGCTGGTGCCGGTGCTTTCGTCGAAAAGCGATTGCTGGCCCTTGGCGGCCTTGCGTTTGGGTGCGGCGGATTCTCCGGGCCCGTCCCCAAACTTTCCATCGGCCGCCCGGGGGTGCTTACTTTCGTCCCACGCATAGCGAAACTGGCGGGCGTAGCGGTAGACGGATTCGGCTCGGCGGAATCGCTGGGCGTATTGTTCCACGGCGTCCACCAGCCCATGCTTGTGCCAATAGGCGTAGCACTGCGGAAACTGAGTTTTGGCGGCCTCGGGGTCTTCAAATAAAAGCCGGCCAAACTCGGCGAAACCCTCCTCGGATCGCGTGCAGGCGTAGGCCGATAACGGCACTTCCCACGGCACTAGATCGTGCCACCAGTTATCGAAATTGCCGGAATTAAAGCCGGCTTCCATTGCGTCCAGGACGGTCTGGTTAATTATCTCGGCTCGCCATGCGTCTTCCCACTCGTTCGTTTGGGAAAACTCATACCGCTTTCCGTTCCAGTCAATCGCGTGGGCAAACTCGTGGGCGTAGCTCCCGGCCTGACCTTCCGTGGCAATGGTTGCTATGTAGCCCTTACTGCGGTCAAAAAACCCCATCACGCCTGCGTTTTCGGGGAGCCCTGACGCTACCGAAATTTCGGCGGAATCTTCGTAAGCCTCGAATCCATTGGGGCACGAATTGCTAATCCGCTCGATGGCCTTGCGGCTGAATCGGTCCAGCACGCTGGCCATCTGCTGGCGGTACGCCTTGACGTTATCCCGGGATAAAAACGCCTTGCTTTCTTGCCCCGGGAAAGTCTTTAGCTTGTGGGATTGCCGTAGCCGTTCCTCGATGCTCTGGCGGTGGTCGGTTGGTTCAGGGGCCGATGGTTCGGCTCCGCCGCCCTCGCCAAACTTCCCGTCTTCGGCCCTCGGGTGCTTACTTTCGTCCCACTGGGCGGCGTAGCGGTCCAGGTAGGTGAATTCGGCGAATGCCAGCCGGTAGGCTAGGTCGTTCATGGTGGCATCCTTGCCAGTGGTGGGAATCCCGCTGGCCCATGATACCAAACCGGCTAGCGGTTGGTAAACGTCTTGCCGCGTTTCTTGACTTTGCTGGGGGCTAATTCCTTGGCTGTGGCGGTGCTTTGGCGGATGATCTTGCGGGTGAGCCGGTCCAGCCGCTCGGCTTCGGTTTCCGGGGCTCGGGGCGGATCGACGGCCCGATAGCGGAGCATGCAACCGGCCCACGGGAATTGCTGGTTGAATCGCACGGCGGGGCGGTTCAGGCGTTCCAGGTGCGAATCTCGAAGTTCGCGGGTCGGGTAGCTCTTGAACGTCCGCCAGCCGGCTTTTTCGTCGAAGATTTCAATGCTAAAGTTCATGCGGTTCCTCGCGTTCGGCGGCCAGTCCGCCAACTAGGTAATTTCGGATTTCCTCGATAAGCCGATGCCGGCTGCCGTCCGGTATGCCGGGGTGCCCGTGGTCGCATCGGTTGGAAATCGTGATCGAGCCCGGGAAATCCTGGTCGAACCTGATTGTTTCGCCGGCATCGGTGCGGTCAATTATCGCGTCCACGATTTCGCGGCAAAGCCGGTTGATCGTTTCGTCGGACTTGACGCCTTTACGGGCCATCGCGGGTTAATTCCGGGGGTGAAAAAACCGGGGGCAAGGGTAGTGTTAGACCCCTCGCCCCCGGCGGTTCAGGAGGTTGACGCATGAGGTCGCCAACTAGGTGCCCACTATAGCGAGCGGTTTTGGCTTGTCAAGCGTACCGCCAGCGGGGCCGGTAGTAGCGTTCCACGCTGCCGCTGGCGGCGTTGCGGGCTTGGAGGTCTTTTAGGTGCGGGAAGTCTTTGAGGATTTCCTGGGGGATGGTGCCGCCCTGGGCGATGTGGTCCTTCATGGCGGCCACGTAGTCGCGGTTCGCCTGCTGGACGTCGTAGTCCCCTTTCTTGCCGGCTTTCTGTAGGTGGTGCCACTGGGCCCTGGTGAATCCCCATTCGTTGGCTGGTCGGCCGCCGCCGGACTTGGGTGGCTCGGGTTTCTTGGGCGGTTCCGGGTCTTTGGGCTCGGGGGTCTTCGCTTCGGGCTGGTTGGGCTTGCTTTCTTCGGCGGCCTGCTGGGCTTTGCCGATTAGGCCATGCTTCTGCCAAAACGCATAGCACTTGGGGAATTTCTCTTTGGCTAGTTCCTCGTTCTCGAAAATAAAACGGGCATATTCCGCAAACCCCTCTGAGGCGTTTTTGTTGGCGTATTCGGAAAGTCGGTAGCCATGCTGGCGGCTATATTTGATTTCATCCTGGTACGCGACTTGCCACTGCGTATCGCTGGATAATTTCGATTCGCTGTAGCGGAATTTAGCATCTAGGATATGGGCTTTCCGCTCCCACGCATCGCGGTCAAAGTCGATGGCGTGGCCCAGCTCGTGGGCCAGAATCGACGCGGGCCCCATGTCTCCCATGTCCTTTTCGAGTGGCACCACTAGCTCGCCCTTTTGGCCTGCGAAATAGCCGCCAATGCGGCTGTTTTGCGTGTTGATACGCTGGCGGCTGGCGGCTGCGTAGGCCCGGGTCACTGACAGCGTATCGCTGTGGACTTCGATTTTTTGGACGGATTTGCTAATCCGCTCGGCGGATTTCGGGGAGAACGTATTGAGGACGGCCCGGACGGATGCGTTAAAGCCTTGCATTTGCTCCGGCTTGGCTTTGAAAGCCACCATTTTGCCGGACTGATTGGCCATTTTCTTGACGTCGCCGGGGTTAATTTTGGCGAATGCGGCGGCCACGGTTTTGCGGAATGGATTATCTGCCGGGTCTTCTTCTTCCGGTTCTGGTTCGGGCTCGGGTGCTTTGGGCGGCTCGGGCTTCTCGGGTGGGCCATCGAATAGCCCCTTCTGCCCCTTGCTGGGCTTTACCCGGACGTCTTCGGTAGTCGCTCCGCCGCCCTCGCCAAACTTCCCGTCGGCCGCTCGGGGGTGTTTACTTTCGTCCCATTCGTAGCGGGCCACGTCGCCCCGGCGGGCAAACGGCACGGCGTCCAGTTCCTCGGGGGTGGCGTCGTGCTCGCCCCAGTCTTCCCAGCCGCCGCCCTCGCCTTCCGGGGCCATCCCGGATTTATTGGCGTTGTACAAGATTTCGGCGGCTTGGCGGATTAGCTTGGGGTCGGTTTTGCTAGGCTTTTCGGGCGGGTTGCGGAGTAAATCCCAAAGCCGGCCGGCTAGGTCTTCATCGTCGGCATTGGCCCCGCCTTCGTAGCCCCGGCCGATGCCCAGCTCGGGAATGCTGCTGGCCAGCCGGCGGGCGATATCGTCCAGGCCGGGGACGCTGGCGGCGTCGCCGCCGGTGTTCTCCAGGTGGGCTAGTTGCTTTGGGGTTAGGCCGGTTTGCTTGCGGGCTTCGGCGATAGCGTCCAGGGTGGGCTGGTAGGCTTCGGCCTTTTCCTGGTAAACGTGGTCCAGGGTTTTGGCTAATTCTTCCGGGTCGACGCCCCAGTCTTCGGCCTCACGGGCGACTAGCTGGTTCGATAGGTCATCCACCTTTTGGCCACGCATCCGCTCACGCGGGGCCTGGGCGTTGGCGGGCTGCTGGTCGGTGTGTTTGACGTTGCCGATCTTGGCATTGTTGCGGGCTAGGTATTTCTTGGCCCGGGCGGTCATTTCGTCCTGAATCGCCTTGCGGACGGTGGGGTCGCTGGCGATGCCCGGGGCGAGATAGACGTCGGCGTCAATCTTCCCAGTCTGGCCGGTGGCCCGTTTCATTTCAAACGCCCCGGCGACCTTGCTGTCGTGGATCACGGTGACGGTGACCGTGCCGGTGGCCTTGTCGGTCTTAATGCCCACCTGAAGGGCCTTGCGGACTTGGCTGGCGGTGCCGGCCGTCGGCTTCGGTTTCTCGGGGGCGGGCTGGGCCTGCCGGGTTTTAGATTCCGCGATAGCGGCCCTGGCTTCGGCCAGTAGGTCCTGCTTCCGCTTGATATCGGCGTCCAGCTTGCTGGGTTTCTTGCCGGCCTTTCCTTTGGGCTCGGGCTGCTTCTTGTTGATGCTGCTGACGTTCTGGCCGGTTAAATTCTTGGGTCCGGCGTGGATATGGCCGTTGTCGTCAATCAGCACGGGGGTGCCGCCGTCGCCCTCGTGGGCCCCGATGGTGACCCAGCGGGCGTAACGTAGGATTTTCCCGGGGCGGCGGTTGCGTTCGGTGTCTGCCTGACGCATCGAAGCCAGAGAAGCCCGGTTCTCGGCTAGGACATTTTCCAGGGCGGCAATCTGTTTCTTGAGCTGCTTCTGCTCTTTTGCGTTCAGGGTCGGGAGCATGGCCGCCCCACGCTCTAGGGCTTCCTCTAGCTGGCTGTTTTGCTTTTCAAGGTGGGCAATATCTTTGGCAAAGCCGGTTGGCTCGGCCTTCTCGGCCGGGGCAAAGTCAGCCCGGACGTCTTCCGGGAGTTCAATTCCGTCGTGCTTCGCGTCGCTGATAGCCCCGACGTGCTGGCGATAAGTCGGTGTGTCAATCTCGTGGCTGCCAATCATCTTATCGACGTCCAGGCTAGAGATATCCAGCCACCCTTGCTTGCCTCCCACAAAGATTTGCAGGCCGTTGCCGTGGGCCCGGATATGGGCCGGATCGGCGAGCGGCGTGGCTCGCATTTGCGTGGTGTGGTAAACAGTTTCGCCGGATTTGATTTTCTCGGCGATGGCCTTGGCCGTAGTCTCGGCCCACTGCTTTTTAGTCCACTTCGTAAGGTCCGGGCGGCTGCCGCCGCTGGAGCCCCCGCCGCTGCCAAACTTCCCATCGGCGTCACGTGGGTGCTTGTCTTCATCCCATAGGCCCCGCTGGTGGTCGCCGTAGCGGTCTACGTCGCCGCCCCGGGCGTTCCGGCTGGGTTCGGGGATGTTCGACGGGAATAGCGGGCTGGGGCTGCCGTCATCCGGGTCGTCGTCATCGCCGCCCCCGGGAAACCACCCGTCCCCGTCTTCGGCTTCGGCTTCGCCGCCGGGGTTAATTTCGGGGGTGTCTTGGCCCACGGTTTCCTTGAGTTTGGCGAATGCCTTATGGGCGTCGCTGGAGTGGAATTCGCTTACCAGCTTGGCCCGAAGCTGGTTGGCGGTGGGGTTATTGCTGCCGCTATTGGGGCTCATGCCGGCGGCTTTGGTTAAATCTCCCTGGGGAGCCGTGGCGGCGTTGGGGTCGTTCGGGTCGCCGCCCTGGCCTTGCATGGCGGCCATTTGCTGCTGGCCGGCGGCCGTGGCCTGGGGGTTTTGCAGGGTGGGCTCGTCGGGTTCGGGGATGGCGGCCCCGATGGCGTCCAGGACGTCGGACTCTTTCAGGCGGGCCCCCATGTTCCAAGCCTTTTCCATGCCGGCCAGCTTGGCTTCGACGTCGGGTAGCTGGGTCTGAATCACAAACCGCATATCGACGTTATGGGCACTGGCGTCGTTATAGATTTTGAGCGGCTTGAGTAGGTCGCGGGTAATCGTTTCTTCCAGATTCGTGGCGTCAAATTTGACGATATCGAGCATGGTCTGCAAATGGAGGTCGGCCACGCCGGAGCCCATGCCGGTGGCTTCGGCTTCGCTGGTGAGCACTTGGCCCAAAATGTAGCGTTTGATGCGGTGGCCAAAGTAGCCGTTTAGCAGGTTCTGGAATGCCTCGATGCCGCCCGGGTTGGGCTCGATGTGCTCGACGCCGTAGGCCATGCTGGTATCCCCCAGCGGCTTAGGAAACAGGACGATGGTTTTGCGGCCGTTGCGGTTCTCGGCGGCGTTCTTGACGTCCTGGTAGGCGGAGTCGTTGCCTTCGGGGTAGTACCAGATTTCAAAGCCTAGGGCGGCTCGCTCCAGAAACTCCAGAAACAGCCCCAGCATTTCCTGCTTCTGAAACCACTCCCAGTAAATCCGGGAGCGGATACCGACGCCGTGGATGCTGCCGGCGTCCAGCGGGGACTCGTAGGCGGCGTCTTCGATCAGATATTTGTGGATGGCCACCATCGACCGCTCGTGGGGGGCTAAAAACGTGGCTAGCCCGGCCTCGGTCGGGACCACGACGCGGCCGTCGATCAGGTCGTGGGGCTTGAATTGGGAGCCCACGCGGATGCCCACTTCGTCGCGGGGGTGTTCGTCGCTGCCGTCATCCTGCCGGAAAACCAGCTTGTCGCCGTTAATGGGGAGCCAATCGTCGACGATGATATCGCGGCCGTTGGGGGTAATTTTCCAGCCGAAACGGTGCTGGATGGCGTAACGGCCGTACCAAATAGCCTCGGACAGCGTGTAGCGGTACTTGGTAAAATTGCGAGTGGCCCGGAGGATGTTAGTCATCCGCTCTTGCAGGGCCTTGTGGTGGGGCAGGTCGGGCCCGTCGACTTCGATATGCCAGTCCAGCAGGGCTACGGATCGCATCCGCTGCTCCAGGCACTCCATCACGCCGATGTCGTTCCTCATGTAGCGGGCGTTATCAAGCGAATGCTTGAGGGCCTCGTCCGGGCTGCGGAACGTCTTGGCGATGGTCGAAACGATGCCCTGGAACGTGTGGACCGTCGGCATGACCGGGCGGCCCATATTGGGCGGGGCGGCCTTAAACTTCCGGGCGGGATCGCGGCGGTTGGCGTTGTCGAATTCGTTGCCCTTAGTGGGCCCGCTGCCGGGAGTTTGCTGGATCATATTCGCATCCTTGCGGTGGGCTGCTAAAATCGGGCCATCATGGCACGGAATGCCCACCAATGTCTGGCGTGTCTGCGGCTCTTAGATGAGACAGCAATTTCGCTGACTGGTGGGGCACGCAAGCATATCTGTTTTGCGTGTTGGAAAACGCTCCCGAAGTTTAGGCGGATACAGTTGCAGTTGTTTTGCCGAACGGTGCCAGACGGGGGCGTCGGCATCCGGGAATTCCTGCTCCGGCTTGTGGAAGCGATGGAGCGGGCGGCGGAATACGACGAAACCGATGAGCCCGATGACGATATCGAGCCCGGCGGCCCCGGCTGGAGCCCTCAGTGTAACTAAATCGAGTGCTTTCGTCTTCGCTGGTTCGCGTTCTGCTCGGATCGTGTAGCCCATCGGCAGTTTTCTGGCGTGTAGTCGCCGTCGTTGTCTATCCGGTCGATGCTGTGCCGGGGGCTGGGCTTGCGGCCCATGTCGGCCAAGAAATTGGCGTATCCATCGACGCCTAGCCAGCGGTCACAAACGCGGATTCCACGGCCACCCCAGTGCCTAAATCCCTTTAACTTGGGATTAGTGGTTCTCTGGACCATGCCATTCCAGCTCTGGTATTCCGTTGCGACTTTGCCGTGCGGTGCATCCCCGTGGCGAGTGTTTGGCGGGCGTTCCGCTCTAATACAGCCGCAACTTTTTGTCATTCCACGCTGGACGTTAAATTTGTCGGCAATCCTGAGCGTTCCGCACGTGCATAGGAATGCCCATGTCCGTTGCTTTACTGGCCCAATTGCCAGCAGTCGGCCGTAGAGTTTTCCGCGTTCAATCATTGGTTTGGCAAGATTGAGCGATATTGACGGGCGGAGCGGCCCACGCCTTGCAGCATGGAACGGCCCACAAACTTGCCCGGCCCGGCGGCCCGGCGGGGGACGTAGGTGATCGACGCGACTTTCTTGCCGGGGAAGGATTGGCCCTGCTGGTACACCCGCTGCACGACGTCGACCACGCTGGCGGCGGAGAGGGAATAATCGTACTGGTGGCCGTAGACCGTCCCGCGAATGCGAAGATTGTCCCAAATGGCCTTACCCTTGCTGCTGGCGGCCTGGAGCCGCTTGAAGATGCCCGGCGGGACGTTGTGGTAGTCGTACACGGGGCCCGGGCCGTGGCGGCGGTTACTGAGGGTCTTGCCTAGCTTGCCACGGGCTCGCCCCCGGCCCTTGTGGCCTCGGCCTTTGATGGAATCGGCGTAGACGGACGTGGCGAGAAATTGCACTCGGCAGGTGCGGGTATCTGGGTTGTAGCCGATGGCGTAGACGTTGCTGGAGCCCGTCACGATTTGCATCGGGATGTATTGATCGGACACAAACCGGCCTGTGGGCGGCTGTGGGCCCTGTGGCTGGCCTTGGGCTGGCGGCTGGGTGAATTGACTCCCGCCGGTTCCGGTGCGTGTGGGCTGGCTCGTGGGGCGGCTAGGCGGGGCTTTGGGCCGGCTGCTGCCGCCGGAGCCTCCCCGGGGCGGCTTCGTGCTGCCGCCGGTGCTGCTGGTGGGCGGGGTGACGTTGTAGCCCAGTGAATTCAGCAGGTCCATCGCTGATTTGAGGCTGGCCGGATTCACGTCCCGGCTCTTATCGGATTCGCGGCCGAATAAAAAACCGATGGCCTTGCCCACGGGGCCCAGTTGGCCCAGCACTTTGCTTAGGATGCCGCCGGTGGCTCCGCCCCGGGCATAGCGGTCGATATCGTTCAGAAATTGGCCGGCTAGGGTGCCGCCTAGGGCCTGCTTGCGGATTCCCTTCCAGCTCTTGGGTCGTGGTGAATTGGTGAAGCGGGCCAGCTTTTGGGCCTCGCCGCCGAGTAGCTGGCGGGCTCCCTTGGTGTAAATCTGGCGGTTCCGCTGGGCCTGCGTGATCGCCTTATGGGCCTGTAGGCCAGCGTTGAGGGCGTTTCGCCATGCGTCGAACGTGGCCATCCTTGGCACCTTGGTGGGTTAAAACTGCGGCTGGATCGTTTCGGCTGGCCGGCGGCGGACGTGAGCCCGGCAGGGGTGCGATAGAGGTCTAAACCGGATTTCATTCTCGGAAATCACGGTGATTTCGGATAGGTCAATCGCAAATAGGTGGCAGAGATAAAGGATGGAACTTAGGTAGTCGTCGTTCAAACTTAGCTCGTAGTCTATCCACTGTCCGGCGAACCAGTATTCCACGCGGGTGACCATGTAGCCGTGGCCCTGGTGTTGCTTGAGGTCGTCGCGTAGCTGCTGGATGCCCGGACCACTGGCCCACTCGGTTACCATGTCGATAGGGTTAATTTCGGTGGTCATTGCGGCCTCTGGAGCACTAGCCGGAATCCCAGCCTAGGGCATGGTTCTGAATCGAGTTCGACATACGCCACGTTTCCGCACTGGCGGACTTCGTGCCTGCCTTGGTTTTTGTACTGGGCCCAGTTGGAATACATGAAATCTAGGGCCTCCTGGCCGGTTAGGCCCACGCAATGATTCAGCCATTGGTCGTGTGGGTTGTGCCCCCAGCCAGCCCCGTCGCGGTGGCTGTGACTGACTACCTTCCAGCGGAGCGGGTCCAGGGTGTCCTGGAAGTCAGCGATGATCGTGGTGGTGGTTATTTTGCTCACGGCTGGGGCTCGATGGTTAAACGCCAATGGAACGGATTGGAGCCGGACACAAACTCACAATAGGCTTGCCCGTTAAGCTGATAATAGGCCGTCCCGCCCGGCAGGATTTTCTCGGTAAGTCGCCACGAAAGCCCCCAGCGGTGTTGCCAGTATTCCAGATGCTCGGCGACGGTCTGCCCGTGGATGCCTACTATTTCGTGGTCGCCGGAAAATCTCCCGGGGGCCATCGGCGGGTAGCCCACTGACAGTAAGGTCACGCTGGTGATGCGATAGCCTTGGGCTAGGCGTTCCGGGATCGGCTCGCCGCAAACCGAAAAGTCGTGCATGTCTTCGATCATTTCGCGGACTGTGAATTCGCTCACGGTGGGGCTATCTCCAGCTTCCAGCGGCGTTTCTCGGGTGAGCGGTCTTTGCGTAGTGACACGCTCGTAAACGCCACGGTGGCCGGGATCGTGTCGGTGCGATACTTGATATCTTCCACCAGCCACCATTGGCGGCGAAATTCGGCTAGCTGCTCGTCCACGGTGGTTTTGGGCCCATTCCACCAGTAAGTCCAGGCTTCCATGATGGTCTGGCGGTGATACCATCGCTGGATAATCCATTGGCCCGGGGGTGTGATCTCTTTTTGGAAATCCGCCAGTAGCGTGGCGGTCGTGATTTCGCTCACAGCTCTAGCCTCCAGGTGTAGGTGCTGTAGCCGCCCCGGGTGACGTAGGCGTGATCGCCGTAAAACTTGATAGCGTCGATGCCGATAGTGGGCGTCCAGTGGTGATCGACTTCGGCCAGAAACTCCTGGACGGTCTTCCCGGGGGCTGCCTTGCACCATTTGTCCGACATAAAGTCGGTTGCCGTGTGCTCGGGTCCGCCGTACCGCACCTGGGCCACGACGGCGGCCCGGATGATGCGTTGCATCGGCTCTAGGTGGCCGGTGAAATCAGCGATAATGCTATGGGCAGTGATTTCGTCCATCGGCTCGGCTAAATAGGTGCATGAACTACGCTTGCCATCCTCCGCCCCCGCCCGGCGTAGCAGCGTTCGCACGCGGGGAGTTGCACGGCCTGTAGTATAGCGAGCGAATGCGGCTGGTCAAGCTCGGCGGGGGCCCTGGAATTGCACGCTCTCGCGGGGCTTCCAGGGGCGTTGGACGGGCTTCGGGGCGGAGCCGGTGCCCATCTTGTCGCTATAGATCGCGTAGCCCATCGCGTCCAGGGCGTGGTCGTTAAAGTCCACGGGACGGTTTTGGGGGTTCCGCTGGCGGCGAGCGGCGTCGCCGGTGCTGGCCCCGGTGGGCTCGGCCCAGTGATAGCCGCGAATCTCGGAAATCAGATTCTTGCACTTGCTGAGAATGTAGAGCCGGGGGCGGCCGTTGTCGCCCACCAGCATAAGGCTCCGCAGTTCCGAAATCCGGCTATTGACGGGGTACTGGCCGAAACCTTTATTAGCCCCGGTGCACTTGAGGCCCAGCCGGGTAAATTCGACCATTTGCTGGGGGTCGGCCGTGTCGCAATAGGTTGGCCCGTAGGCGGGGTGATCGTATTTCCAATCCCGCTGGTTAATTTTGGCCAAGTGGTAGGCGTTGGGCTTTTGGGTTTCGTAGTGTTCGTCGTAAACGTAGTAGGTGCCGTCTTTGTCACGGGCCACCCAAACCACGGCAAACGGCGAATTGTAGCCCCAGTCGATGCCCCGGATGTGGAGCCATCCACTGGGGATGCGGCCGGCGTCAAGCTGCTCGGCCAGCTTCCGCATGGGCTCGGGGAGGGTGGTGCTGGCGGGGTCCAGGACGTGGATGCCCCGGCGGAATTCCTTGAATACCTGTCCCCGGAACGTGGCGAAATGCCCGGTTTCGCGGGTCATCCGCATATCTTCGTCGGTGGCCTTCAGTCGGCTTTGTACATAGTCCTGGTCGATGTACTGATTGAGGCTGGTGTTTAGGTGGTAGAATTCCCAGCCGTCGGGGACGTCTTCGTATTTGTCGGGCCACTCGGGGGACACGATTTCGACGGGGGTAAAATCGGCCCAGCCCGGGCTACCGTAGTCGCGGCATCGCCACTGGACTTCCTCCACAATCTCGAACGGCACTTCCTCGTTAAACCAGTAGCCGCCGATTGATCGGCCTTGCATATGCTGGCGGCCCTGGTTGTAGCTCTTGAATTCGATAACCCACCCGATTTTGCTGGGGTTCTTGGGGTGCTTCAGCAGCACGGCGGCGGGCCATGATCGCTGCTTATCGAACCACGAAATATGGGCAATCTTTTCGGGCGGGATAAACGTGGAGAGTTTTTCCTGCCAGCAAATGCTGCAAACCATGTCGAACGATTGCCCGATAATCCAGAATGGGCAGTGTTCTCGATAGGGCGGGGTATCGAGCACGTAGCGGGCCGTCTTGTAGGCGGCGGCCACGGTCTTGCCGCTGTTGTGGTGGAAAACCCCGGCCAGCTCGTAGTTGTGCCACCCGTGGACGGTGAAATCATAGAAGTCCTGGACGCCAATCGGCTCGATCTTGACCACGTGGGCGGTATTGGCTATCGTTGCCTCCAATGGGTACGTGGAATCGCATAGACTGGCCGGTCGAGAAAATGCGTACTTGGTACGAAGTGGACGGCCTTTCGTGTGCTGAAATTGGGGCCAAGCTCCAGCAGTCTGGGCGGACTGTGTGGAAAGTTTGCAAGCGGCATGGGTTTCGGATGCGTCCTGTAGGGCCGCCCCGTGGCGAGAAAAACCCGGCCTGGAAGGGTGGCCGCACGGTCGATAAGGCTGGTTATGTGCTAACGCTTTGCCCGTCGCATCCGCAAGCCAATTCGGGCGGCTATGTCCGGGAGCATCGGCTAATCGCCGAACGGCTTCTAGGGCGATATCTGCTCCCGTCGGAAGTGGTTCACCATGTAAACGATGACCCTGCGGATAATCGGCCGGAAAACCTACTGGTGTATGCCACAAACGGCTTGCACTTGGCGGACACGCTGCAAGGCAAGTGCCCAAACTGGTCGGACGATGGGCGGGTCCGGATCGCGGCCGGAGTTGCGAAACGTGCATCCAATCGCCGGAAGCGGTCAAAACCCGGTGGTGCCCAGTCGCCTTAAATGCCTGCCCGTTGCTCATGGTTACGCGATAGAGCATGTCCCGGCCCTTGCGGAATGGGGCGTTGGCTAGGGCCGGCACGGCTTGCTGGCCATCCCACGCGACCACGTGCCACGGCTCCCGGATTTGGTCCACGCGGCGGTGGTGATTCGCCACGGGGTCAAAAACAAGCGTATCGCCGGCCACGCATCCGTTGCCCCCTAGGCAAATGGCGAAGTTGGCCTTGCTGTTGACGAATGCGGTTTGTTCGTCAAAGTTCTCGGGGTTGTCCGGGCGGGGAGTGAACATTTCCAGCGGGGTAAGCCGCTGGTTATATTCCCGGACTAGGCGGCCGTGGCCTGCCTTAATGAGGGCTTGAATCTGCTGGGGGCTGAATACTTTGGCTGGCATCCATGCCTCTGCCGAACGGGATGTAAAGGGTGTAATAGCCGGCCTTACGGAGTGCGTCCCGCATGGCAATCGCGGCTGGCCCGTTGAAACTGTGCACCACAAACGTCCGCACGTCGGGCTTGTTCATTAGAATCCAGCGGACCACTTCACTGCCGCTATTTTCTTCGGCGGTGTCTTGATAGTGCTGGCCGCCTAGGTCGTGGTCCAGGTGTACCTCGAACCATGTTTCCGGGCGGCGGAGCTGGTCAATACACTCGCGGGCCGTGTTGACGATGATGGCGTCGGGTTGCATCCGACGGAAAATCCGGCAGCGGGTGGGGTCATCGTCTAGGAACAAAATGGCCATGTGTGCGGGCTTCCTTGCGGATAAATCCAAACTCCATTTCAAACATCGGGGACGCTTGGTGGCTCTTGAATGGTCGCCGCGAGACGTGTGAAAGCTGGTATTCCAGGACCGTCGCCACTAATCGCATCCGGGTCGTTAGCTGCTCGTGGTCATCGACGTGGGCCATGTAAATGGCGGTGATCGTGTGCACGTAGGCCAGCACGGTTTCGCGGCTACTGAGGCCCAGCGGCCGGGGGCCAACCGACATATCCCACGTGGCTTTTGTAAAAACTCGATTGATACTTTTCCAGGTCCGCCAGTCTTCCCGGAGTTTGGCCAATAGCTCCCCGTGCTTATGCTCGGCGGCGGCTTGGTGCCCCCAGTCGGTGAACATCGTCACGGGGTCGATTTCGATCATGCCAAAAGCATCCTAAAGCGTGAGCGGTAGCCGTTGCTTTCGGTGGCCCAGAGAATCGTTTCGGTGGAGCCGAATTCGAGTCTGATATTAGTGAGCTGGGGCCAGTGGTTGGCAATCCAGCGGGCGTAGTCGTCGATGGTTTTCGCCCCCATGTATTGTAGGCTGGCGGTGGCGTTTGTCTCGCCATAGCCGGCTGGCTGGCCGCCGGGCGTAAAATCCTTCCGGTAAACTGCCCGGATTTTTCGGTTCCTGGGGTCCAGGGCGATAGCCCAGTCGGTGACCATATCCTGGGGGTTAATTTCCGGCGTCGGCAGTTTGCTGCTCACGGCTGGCCTCGGCGATGATCTTCTTGACCTTGGCAGGTTTCATCCGAACATCACGGGCGATAGCCACGACGTCGTTGCCCTGCTGGAATAGCTCCAGGACACGCTGCTCCGGGGTGAGCGGTTCAGCGGGTTCCTCGTATTCTACAGCGAGCGAAGCAATTTCCAACTCCATTTCCGGCATCGCGGGTCGGGTCGGGAGCGGGGCGTCCACGACGTCCTGGCCAAACTGCTTGGCGGCGAAGTCCTGGCCGGCTTCGTTCAGTAGCTCCTGGGCATTATTAGCAATATCATCAATTCCCATAAGTTCCGCTAATACTGCGGCCAGCTCGGCCCAGCGGGCGTCTGCCAGCCACGGGCTCCCCTCGTCTTCGCGGGCTCCGTATTGGGCGGATTTGATGCGGGCGATTTGCTCGATGGGCACCCGCTGGCGGATCAGGGTTTCCAGGTCGTCAATGCGGGTGGGGATTTCGGGGGCCGGGACGGGCTCGCCGCTGTCGGGGTCGACTTCCGGGGTTTCGGGGCTGAGATAGCCCATCATTTCCAGGTCGTAGTGATAGCGGGCTTCGATGGCGGCTGGGGTTAATTCTGACCCCGGCTTGTCAATCTCGCGTTGGACTCGCTCGATATCGGGGAGCGGGTTGTCGCCGGGCTGAAACCATCGCCATTCATTGGCGATAATGCGAAGCGGCACCTTTTCGGCGTGCATTTCGGTGGGCGTTTTGCGTTCGATACGCGGGGGCGGGTCCAGCAGGCATTGCCGGCGGGCCTCGTCGCGGGCGTGCCAGAATGAGACGGGGGGCTCGGCTTCGCCGGTGGCGTTAAACTCGGCGTAGGCTTGGGCCAGCTTTCGCATCGCTTGGCTGGCGATGGGCAGGGCGAATTGATCGTAGCCCCGGAGCCACGCTTCCAGGGGCCGCCAGTAGCGGGCGTCGGGCGGGACGCTGGTGCCGTCATCGTTAAACAGCTCTAGGGCTTCGTAGGCTTCGTGCTCGGCGGCGGATAGGTCGCGGATTTCGGTAACGGTAATGCGTTCGGCGGCATCCATGTATTTCGCTCCAGGACTCGAAAGTAGGCTTTCCATAATTGGCGGCGGTGCAAGTCTACCAGATGGTTACAAAGGGAGTGCACCGCTCGCAAGTTAGTTAGATCGTTGGTGCCGCCGTCCTGCAAGGCGACGATATGGTCGACGGTCACGAAATGCTCGGGGCGTCGGTCGTGCAGGTGCAGGTGCCGGCCGCAAATTTCGCATTTGCCTAGCTGGCGGACCACCAGTTTAAGTAGTTTGCGGCGGGCGGCTCGACGCATGGCCCGGACGTAACGGCTTCGGTTTGTGGCCATTTTTGGGGGCCTTAGCCGGGGTGGGTGGCGGAGTGGTCGGGGTGGCGGCGGCCAGCTTGGTTAGCTTGTCTTCCAGCTCGGTGGCGATATCGGCCAGCGGGCGGTCATCGCCATAGGGCTTTTCTTTGGCCTGAAATTTGGTCCGGTAGTTGGTGGCAAAGTGCCGGGGGTTGCGACGCTCCAGAATCCAGGCGAGGGCTTGCCACGGCCCGGGCTTGCCCTGGACGGCGTAGGTCCGCAGTTGCTCCAGGTCTTCGACTTCGGCCTGGGCCCGGGCTTTGGTGACGTCCTGGTAGAATCTGGCGTAGGTGGGGTGCCCCTTCTTTCCCTTGGCCAGCCAGCGGCGGACGGTGATACCCGCGATGCCGCAGCACTGGGCGGCGGTCGTGACGAAATTGCCTTTGCGGACAAAATCCACGATCAAGTCGTGGGTGGCTTGGTCTAGCAGTAGCTTGCGGGCCATGACTGGCTTACTCGTGGCCTACGATTCCGGTGGCCGTGGTGCCGGTCGCCCGGACGTAGGAAATCCGGCATTTGATTTTTTCGCCCACGGTTAAAAACGTAAGGGTGCGGTCGGCACTCTTGCCGTAGGGGCGGAACGTGACCGTGCCCACTGCCCCCCGGCACTCGATTTGCCGCACGGGCGGGTCCAGGGGGTTGGTATCGTGCGGGGTGATCGGCATGATATCCAGGGCGACTTGCGTGATATCGCCGTAGCTGCCTGGGAATTCGTTGGCCATCCTTGGCCTCCTTTTTCAAGTCGAGAGGGTTAAATTCCTAGTCCTAGGCCGGTCGATAGCCCGGGCTCGTCGTCCCTGGGGTAGAGCGTGTTGAGTAGTTCCCGGCGGGCCAGTGCTTTCCAGCTACTCGCGTCGGTCGTGTAGTATTTAGTAACCGTTTCGGCCGTGATAATCTGCCCATTGGTGGTGCTGTTAATGCCGTCTAGGCGGATGTAAATACGGCGGCCGTCGACGCTGTAGATGATGAGCCACGTCTGGGCTAGCGAGTAGCCTTGCAGCATCATAAATAGGGCCATCTGGCCAGTCGTCGGGCTCCACTGGGCAATTGCCACGGTCCCCTGGTCGCACGTGAAATCGGACGCTGAGACGGTCGAGTCGTGCAGCGTGTTGCCGTTAATGTCAAAGGCTACGAAATCGGCAAACCCTGCCGGCCGGCTGGTGCGAATGTAAGCCGGATTGATGGTGCGGCCATCGTTGCGACGCTGGAGCGTAATAAGGGCCTGACGCGAGTTCGCGGTGAGGGTCGAGACTTCGGTGTGGTAGAACGAAACCCCTAGCTCGGTCGTGCGAGTCGTGCGGATCGACGTGGTGGCTTCGTAAAGCTGGCCGTTGCTGTAATTCACGGCGGCGGCCCCGTCTAGCGAAATAGTGAACGACGTGAGTGTCTCGTTTTTGTGTGGGCCGCCGCACCAGCCAGCGGACCCACCTAGGTAATCGGTAGACACTCCATCGTTAATTACGACGCCTTCATCGCCTTCAGCTCCGGCGGCGGTCTGGGCTGTTACCCGCTGGCCGTTGTACCAGATGCAGTATGGCGAGCCGCATAGATCGACGGCCGGGTTGTAGTGCAGCGTACCGACTTTTAGCTCGCTACTGCCGCTGATTCCAGAGAGTGACAGCGGCCATTCTGCCAGCCACTCGGCGACGGCGGCGTCGCCGGGGTAGTCGGAATAAATGGCTCCGGTGATAAATTGGCCGGGGAAAAATTGGGTGGTAAAGTCGGCCCGATTCAGCAGGATCGTGTTGTAGGCCGCATTGCCCACGTAGGGCGTGCCGGAGACTTGGCCGTAGCATTTCCGGCCCTGGCCTACGCGGGCCCACGATAGCCCGGTTGGCTGAATGTAGCCCATGAAAACCATCGGGCTCGGCACGAGCTGATAAAGGTCGTCTTCCAGGTATAGGTCGATCAGCGGCGTAGCGTTAGCGTTTTTGATATCGACGCGGGCCACGCTGCCGCTGGTCTTGCGGTAAATTCCGCCGGTCGAGACGCCGCTAACAAACCCCTGCGTGGATAGCCCGAAACCCTGGTTAGCGGTGGCCGTAGAGGTCAAGCTGACGTGGTTCGTGATAATCGGCCGGGTGGTGACCATGCCTACGGACGGGATAAAAACCGTCACGAAAAACATTTTCGGCGTTTCGTGGATGGCCTTGGCGTAAGACGTGCTATTGTGCCGAAGTCCCCGGGCGGTGGTCCCCTGGGTGCTGAGATACCCGTAGCCGCTGTCTGCCAGCGGGAAGCGGTATTCTGTGCTGGGGGCGATTGATGGGGCGGTGAAGTTCACGCCAACAATCCCGGTCTGGATCGTCCCCACTAGGTCGCCGGCGGCTGCCGCTGCTCCGCCGTCGCTGTTGTTTCCCTTGAAGTATCGGGACGGCTGGGCCGCCTGCGACGGGATGTAAAACAGCAAGTTTGGGTGGGAATTGGGGTCGAATGTCATGGCTATGGCGTTCGCTTCTCTTTGATTTCGGCCCGTAGGTCTGTGATTTGCTGCTGGACGTTGACTAGCTGCTGGCGAATCTCGGCGGCCAGTACAGCACTGGAGCGGATTTCGCTTTGGTGGGTGTCCACAATCCTGGTCTGGGTGGCAAGAATGCTTTCCATGACGGCCATCCGGCCGTTGAGGGTCCAGGCCCAGCCGAAAATCGAGACAGCGGGCAGGATCACGAAGGCGGCGAAAGCCATCCATTCGCGGACGCCAAACTCTACCCGTTGCGGGTGGCCACTGTCGCCGGGTGCGGTAACGTGCATCGCATAGCGTCCCTGCTTGCTGTCGTGTGATTAAATGCCCCGCAAGCCCGGGGGATCGGCGTCATTGCCTGCCGGGCTTGCGGGGTTAGCGTCCATGCTTTGGGGTTTGATTTGATAGGCGGGGCCGCCGGCCGGAGTTTAGTAACCGGCGGCCCCGTGGGCTGAAACCCTGGCCCAGTCGCCGGGCGAAAGGAACAAACTCCCGGCGGTGGGTTCAGGCTTCAGAGGCGGACGGTTTAGCGGGTCGTGGTTTTGCTGACAGCGAAGCTCCGGCTAGTCGTGGTCTGGCCACGGCCTCGGAAAACGCGAGTCAGCAAACCGCCGCCGCTGCTGGCACTGGCATTGCAATTGCCGGTGGGACAAACGGGGACGGCGGCGACGAAAGCGGGCTGGGGCTGGCTGACGATAAACGCCTGGGGCTGGGACTGGGCCACCAGTACCGTAGCCTGGGGAGCCGGCAGCAAGAATGCCGCACTGGAGCTAGCCGGGGCCAGCGTGGGAGCGGCGGAACTTGCAGCAGCACTTGAGCCGCTGGAAGCACTGGCGGCCGATGCGGCGGCATTCTGGGCCGCACTGGCGTTCAGGGCCAACTGGCTGGCGATGGCCTGATTCAAATTCAGGTTGGGGACGGCCGAAATAGGGGCATTGCATCCGGCGGCCCCGGCTGGGCACTGGGCAAAGGCGGCGGCGGGCAGGATCAAGGCGAGTGCGGCGACGGCCGCAAGCAAATAGCGAAACATAACAAACCTCCGTGTGTGCGGTTTCGTGACCATTGGCAAAGCTGGTCGGTCTGGTCGTAAGCGTAGCAAATTGGCGGGCGGGCTGGCTAGGTCACTCCGGCGGAACGTGGTAAAGCACGGCTAAAATTGCGATTGCGGCGGCGATAATGGCGATTTGGAGCCAGAGGGCTGGCGGCATGGGGTTAAAAACGCACCCGGTCCAGGACTCCGGCCACGTCGTTGTAGATGCGATAATCGTTGCGTTTCTCGGGTGGCAAGGTGAGTAGGGCCCGGCCAAACTTGTCGAAAAAACTGGCCCAGAGGGCGGAGCCTCCATTTAGGGCCATCCGGGCTTGGGCGTAGGCTTCGGCCCAGAAATCGGCCCCGGCGGCGACTTGGCCCCGCTGGGCCCGGCTGGCAAAGCTCCGCAAGCTGCCGGCCACGATCTGGCAATCGGCTTGCAGCTCGGCGTTCGTGCGGCCTCGGCCGGTGGGAATCCAGGCGAGGACGTTCCGCTCTAGCTCGGCCTGCCGCTGTTCTTCGCGGGTGCGTGGGTTCTCGTGGGGCCCTGGTGGCGGCGGAGAGGGCGTCCCCTGCTGGATCACTGGCGGCGATGGCATCGCGGGCATGGCGGCGGCCGGCTGCTGTTGTGGGGCCTGCTGGGGCTGTTGGGCGGGCTGCTGCTGGGGGACTTCGACAAACTGTGGTTCCAGAATCTCAAACTCCCATTGATCGGTGGCGAGCCCCTTGGGTCCGCTTACGCTCACGCCGATTAAGTAGCGGCCGGGCTGGCGATTCGTGAATACGGCGGACTGGTTCCCTTTCATGGGGACTAGGCCGGTGACGTCGGTATCAAGCCGGGGGCGGCCGTCCTGGTCCAGCACGAAAGCGGTGGCGGTCCAGACTGTAAACTCGATAACCCCGGTGGTGTCCAGGGTGAACGTGTTTTGGTCGCCTAGCTCGGCGTCGCGGGGGCCCTGGATGCTGACGGTGACGGGATCATTGGCGGCCAGCCGGGCGGCCTCTTGGGCCTGGATGGCCAGCTCCCGGGCGAGAATGGCGGCACGCTCGTCGGCCGTCACGGTGGGGGCCGTGTCGGCTGTTTCGTCGGGTGGCTGGCCGGTGAGGGCTGCCGCGATAATGAGGATCGCCAGCATGGTCTACGCTTCCCTGTAAACCCAAACCCGGGAGCCGCATTCTTTGCGGATGGCTTCGGCAATCTCGGCGGGTTCGATATCGGGCACGAGCCACGTGCTGCGGTCCAGGGTGGCTTGCCCGTTGGTCCAGTATACAGCTTGGCCGATGAGAATCCGCCGGGGCTTCCCGTCGCGGCCTTTGGTCATGCTGTGGCCGATGAGGATTTCCAGGGTGGCCGGGCAATCCAGCTCGGCGGCCATCGCGTCGCATCCCTTGGCCCACGCCTTGATATGCTTCCAGTGTTTTTCAGGGGGCTGGCACTGGGCAAATAGCTCGGCCACGGGGCCAATGGCCACGCTCCCGGCGACGGCGGTGGCGGACGCGAGAAACTTGCGACGGTCTTCGATCATGGCAAACCTCCGTGTGGGTCAACGAAAACGCCCGGGGGTTAATTCCCGGGCGTTTAGTATAGCCAGCGGTCGGTGGTTGCCTAGATGCTGGGGCGAGCGACTTCACAAAGTCGAGCCTGTTCGCGTCGTCGCCGCCCCAGCGAGGGCACCCCGGTTTAGTATTCGCCGCTGTAGGCGTATTCGCCGTGGTCCACGCTTTGGTAGTCTTCGACGGCCTGCTCGCCAAGGATGGTGTCGTTCAGGTGCTTGTCGTTCCGCAGATAGGCCAGAATCTCGGCCTTGTACTCGGGATGATCGACAAGCGGGACTTCGACGCCCCAGCGGTCGCCGTAGGTAATGACGGCTTCCAGGTCGACTAGCTCGACGTCGGAAATCTCGTGGTTGTGGACCTTGTAGCGTACCGAAACCCGGTAGCAGTTGTAGGGGCCGCCTAGGTCGGAATCGGGCTCGTAGTCGTAGGTGAATTCGTAGCGGTGGATCATGGTAAAAACTCCTGTGCGATTTTTGAAACGGTCGAATGCAGCTTGGGGGGCGTCGGTTAGTGCTCCGCCTAGAGCACTTCCCGGGCCCTAGGTTAAAAATCAGCCTTCGATATCGACGTAAGCCCAGCGGTTGCCGCCGCTGGTCATGCCTTCATAGCCGGCCGGCAGGCGAAGGTCGCCGTCGGCTGAGTGGAGCGTGTACTGCTGGAATGGTTCGCACGGGCGGCCCATTTCGTCGCGGTTGTACCACTGGACGTTGGAGACTTCACAGCGGCACCCCCAGAGATAGATCACGTCGCCATTCTTGACGTCCAGGGCAGTCGTGCGTTTGGTCGTGGTGGTCATGTTTCGTTTCCTTTGCGATTTTTTGGTTTCGTTTCCGCCTGACCCTTGCATTCTATCGTCTATTCGCTCGCTGTAAATAGACAAAATCCAAAATGGCCCGATAGAGGGGGGTGCGGTGGCTATAGAAAAAGCCCCGTAGCTGCTGCCCACGGGCGGGGGGCGGCGTTCGGCTTGCTTATATCAAGCCGGAGCTACGGGGCTCGTGTTCGTGGCGTGGCAGCCCCGGCTTACGGCACTCGCCTTTGACGGCGTTCACGGTTCGCCGGGGCTGGTTAGTCCACGCCTGCTTAGTTGTGCTTGTGCCGGCCTTCGGCGATTTGCTCGTTAATTTCGTTCTCCAGGTCGGGGAAGAAATTCGCCAGCTCGGTCGCTAGGGCCTCGGCGTTCTCGTCGTCCTGCTGGGCCACCAGTCGCTTACGGTAGCTGTTGGCGGCGGCTGCGGACAAGATCAGCCCGATGTAGGCAAACGGCCACCATCGGCGGTCCCACGGGTTCCAGAGGGCAGCGATAGCCCCGGCCAGTAGCGTCCACTGGAGTACCCAAAGGCGTTTGATGGTCAAGATTCGCATGGGGGCGGGTTCCTTCCCTGGCGGTAGTCGCGGATGGCCTGGAATGAATAGGCAATAACTAGCGTGCGGCCGGGGAGGGCCACTCCCACAAACCAAAACCACGCTAGGAAGCTGTGGCCAGCGGCCTCGATGGTGTGCCATTCCCTGGTGAGCATGTCGGGGATTGTGAGCACGGCGACGGGCAGCAGGATCAGCCCCACGATGGCCCGGAGCCGTGGCAGGTAGCTCCCCAGCGGCGATATCAGCAGGCCGGTGACGAAACCGGCCACCAGCCACCACCATAGCGGTCTTTCGGGCAGGCCCATCATGCTAGTTAATATCCCCGTCCCGGACCACGGACGTCTTGCAAGGCAGGTGGGGAAAGTTCTCGGTAAGGGTTCGCATTAGCAGCTCGGCCACGCGAATTTGATCGGCCTGAGTGGGCCTAGGCACGTCCACGTCACGATTCTCGAATGCCCCGGAGATTTGGGTAGCCATCGAAATGCAAGCCCCCACGAAGCCTAGGGCGTATTTTACGCGGTGTTCTTCGGGGACTTCCTGGCCGATGCTCTCGAACATCGTTTGCAGGGCTTCGCTAATTACGCGGGTTTCGGCGTAGGTGCTGGATTCCTTGGGCTCGTGCATGGGCTGGACTTCCTTGATGGTTTGGCTGGTATTCGCCTTCGCGGGTTAATTTTCAGAATAGGCCGGCTGGCTGCGGGGTGTGGGCTGCCACGGTCTTGGATAGTCGCTTGTGCTTGGCTTTGCAGCATAACGTGCAAAGCGGGTGGAAGTCATTTGGTAACTCATTCCCTAGGCGTTCCGTCGTGCGGTGGAACGGCTTCAAGGGCCCGGCCTTATTGCAGTCCGCACAGCGGTTGCCCCACGCGGCGGCCACGGCCTCGAATCGCTGCTTGAAATCGTGTGTTTCGTAGTAGTCGGCCAGCTCCGCCGGGGGCGTGTATTTGCCGGCTCCGTGGCCTCCGCTGACAGCTCCGATCAAGCCCCGGCGGCGAAAGTTGCCGGCTTGCCTGATTAGGGTCGCGTCGTCCAGGTGGGAGTAGTCTGGGCCAAGCTCTCGCCAAACCCGTGCCCAGTCGTCGGCCCCTAGGTTCTCGACGGTGCGGCCGGCGGCTTCGCATACTGATTGCAGAATCGGGACTAGGATTTTGGCGGGGACTTTGGTGACGGGGCGGCGGCGTTTCATGTTAGAAATTCCTCGAATGTGGCACTGACGGCTTCCAGCCCAGTGCGGGCGGCGAGCACGGCCTGGAGTTCGTAGGCGTCGCTGGGGTGCATTAGGATCGGCTCGCGGCGGCCCTTGAGGGTTAATTTCCAGCGGTAGCCGCCTTTGCCGGGCGGGTCCAGCTTTACGATCATGCTCAAGTCCCACCCGCAGTAGATGCCATCCATGTCGCCCCCGCTAAATCGAACCGCCGCCGGGTGAGTTGATCCCGTGAGGGCACCCGGCGGCGGAATCGACTAACCAACCCTCGGGCCGGGTTCACTACGAGCTAGCCCGGCCACTCTCACGGCTTACTATAGCGAGCGGTATGCGGGCGTCAAGCGGGCCCTAGATTTTACTAGCCCAGTAGTTAATTTCGTCCCGGGCGGCTACCTTGTGGAATTCAGGCTTACCTTTCAGCAGCGGGGCCAGTTGCTCCAGGACGTCGGCCATCGCTTCAGCTATCACTTTCTTCAGGTGGCCCAGCTCGTTGGGTGCTGGCGGCGGGGTCGGTTTAAGTGGCTTAGGATTCTTGGCGGCTAACTGCCGCTTGGCCTCTGGGATGGTGAGCGTGCCGGCTAGGACTTGCTCGGCTAGTTCAGGGGCCAGCTTTTCGAGCTTCACGGCGTCGGCCACGTACTGCCGGTTCGTGTTGGTTAGCTTGGCGGCTTGCGTGGTCGCCTTGCCGTTGTCGGAAACCCTAGGCAATTCTTTGCCTAGGGTTTTGCCACGCCCGCCGGAGCCGTTGGCCCCCTTGCCGGCCTTCATCCGCTCGGCGGCTTGCTCGGCCAGCATGGGAACGTACTTGGCAGCGATTTGGGCCCACTGGGATTTATTCAAATGCCTGCGGTGCAGGTTCAGGCTAATCACGTAGGCAATCGGGTCTTCGCATTCCTCCATTTCCCCGAAGTCCGGCTCGATGCCCAGCTCCAGGCAGGCCCGATAGCGGTTGCGGCCGTCCAGAATCTGGTCTTTCAGTAGCACGATGGTTTCCCGCTGGCCGTGCTTTTTAATGTCCGCCTTGAGTGCGGCAAATGCCTCGTCGGCCATCATGGGGAAGATCGCGGCGGCGGGGTGGGTTTCGTACTGCATAGCCTACTCCATTGTGCTTGACATGACGCGGCCCCAGCTCGATAGAAAATCAGCCCGTTCCACCAGCAGCATTTGCGGGCCTTCGCTATTGCACTCCGCGAACACCAGAATCCCCATCGCCACGGCGTAGAGTGCTTGGCGGTTCTTTGGGTTCCTAATGCTGGCGATATAGGGGTTCGCCTCGTTTAGCAATATCGCCTTACGTTCGGCGTCGAATACACCTATAACGTCGGGGTCGCGTCGGGTCCAGTCTACTTGGATGCCGTTTTTCCTGCCGCTGCCGTTTACTTGGATATTGCCGTTAGGGTCGAGCGTGTATTTCTTGGCCTTTGTTCGCGGGCCTTTCTTGCCGGTGCTAGTGTGGGTGCCGGTGTGGTTTTCTGGTGAGTTCCGTTTCTCGCGGGCAGTTGTGGTAGTGGCGGCCTTCATTCCACTATTCACCAGCTCGGTAAGTTCGGTGCGGAGTTCCTTGCTTTCAATATCCTCGGTGAGCCGGCTGGCCTTTTCGCATAGGTGGGCAATTCGCTGATTGATGGCGGCCCCTAGTTCGTCGGCTAGGTCGGCAAAGTCATCCTTGTTCTTGGTTAATTTCCAGCCCTTCCCTAGCTTAATCGTGCCGGCCATCCCGGCGGCACTGGCGTCCCCAGCTCCGACGGTGGTATTCTTGATAACACGGTGTCCGTAGCAAACCAAAAAACCGCTTTGCGTGGCGGATTCCCGGTCTTTAATGATGCCGATTTCGATTTCGACTTGCTTGCCGTCTACGTCAAAAGAGTCGCGGACGGTATCGGTTAGCTCGGGCAGCTTGTAGGGTTTTAATAGCTCTCTGATCTTACCGGCGACAACGATTTGCCGCTGGCTTTCCAGGGCTGGCATGAATGTCTCGCCTAGCCTAGTGATGGTGTCCTTAGTTGCCTTTTTCTTGGCGAGATTACTGATAACGATTCGCGTACCTTTCTCGCCGGGCAGGCTTGGGCGGTCGATAGGGTCCGGGCCTTCCCAGCGGCCATTGATCTGCTTAATATCGTCTGGCACTTTGACCCTGAGCGTGGAGGTAGTGCCGTTGTGCGTGGTGGTGATTTCGATGGTATCCCCGGCCCATAGCCACGCCTCCTTAACGCCCACGCCGTAGGTGCCTAGTGCGGTCGTGGAGTGCTTTTTGTGGTCGCCGAAGCGGACCATGCTCCCGATATCAGCGGCCCCGGTTCCGTCGTCGCTGATCGCCACGCTCCGGCCATGAAACTCGATAATCACTTGCATGGCCCCGGCGTCGAAAGAGTTGTCAATCAGTTCGGCTAGGGCGTTGTGCCAGCCCAGCATTGAATTACGCTGGGACTCCAGGAAATGCGGGTCGGGGGTGTAGTCCATCCGTGCGGCTCCGTGGCGAGTGGGTTAAATATCGCCAGCATAGCGAGCGGATGGCGGGCCGGGAATGGGGCGGCCGTCAATCCCCTAGGAAAATCTCGTCGAATGCCCGCATAGCCAGCCAGTCGGTGCGTGCGTTGGGGTAAATTTCGCGGTCTACCAGTCGCGTAACCCACGGGCTGACCTTGACGCTCCAGAAACGCGGGGAGTTCTCCCGGACGTCCAGGGCTTCGGTGAGGTCGATTCGGACGCCAAAAAAGCTGGTTACGATCATGGCAGGAAAATCCGCTCATAGGCGGCTTCAGCGGTCTGTTGCCGCTCGAATTCGGCCAGCTCGGCTAGCTGCTCGGGAGTGTAGACGTAATAGGCCCCCTGGGCGTCGAGGATAAGGGAAATCTGCCCGTGCTGGCCCATGACTTGGTAGGGGGCGACGGGCCAGCTTTGGCCAGGGAAAACGAAATCGTCGCCCATTAGAGTTGCCGGACTGGTACCCCGTCGGTCGGTGCAAAGGACCACGCGAGACAAAGTACCCAAACCACAAACGTCCAGCCGAAAACGATGTTGATGATAAACAGCATTTGCACGGTGCGGACGCCCCGGACCACGGCGATGATCGTGGGCAGCATGTAGGCCGAAAATCCGATCATGGCACAAATGACTAAAAACAGCTTGCCCAGCGGGGTGTCGATGCCCCGGACGGGCTCGGCGGCGGCCACGGTGACGGGCTCGGGGAACGGGTCCGGCTGGGGAGCGGTGGTTAAAACCACGGCCAGCATGAGTAGGGCCACGGCGGCCACGCCGGCGATGATGCCCACGGTAGCGGCCAGATTGTAGCGTGGCTTGGGCTTAATGCGGTAGATCGTGTGCCGGGGGACGGCTTGGGGGTTCAGGCCGTCGAATTGGATTGGGGGTTGGTCGGTCATGGCTTGGCTCTTACGGGTTCGCGGTTGGGGTCGCCAAACTTCTGCGTGGCGTATTGGACCCACTGTTTTTCGGTTAATTCCAGGATGCCGCCAAAGTGCCTGATAAAAATCCCGGTTCCCGGGCTGGGCTGCTGGCTGGTGCAGGGCTCCATGAGAAACCATTTTTGGATGGCTAACAGCCAGTCGGCCCGGCATTCCTTGCAAACGTGCAGCGTGTAGGGCTCGCCGGCTCCGCCGCCGGCAAACGGGACGCCTTGTAACTCGCTCATGTCGTAGCCGCAAGCCATGTGCAGCGTGCGGCCGTCGCCGTCTAGGGCTTGCTTGCAGCGGTCGCATATCTGGGGCTTAGGTGTGTTCATGCCCCTAGATATAGCCAGCGGTTAATTCCCTGTCAAGGTTTCAGGGTGGCGGCTCTAGGGCGATAGTGAGCCCGATGACTCCGCCTAGAATCCAGGTGACCACTAGCACGGCGATGATGATCATGCTTTGGCCTTGCGGGGTGGTCCAGGGCCTTTGGGTGGCACCCCGGAATGACTGGGGCCGTCGATTTCGCGGGCGTCGCGGGCTACGGCCTGCTCGTAGGCTCGCATCGCTTGCCGCTCGAAAGCGAGCCAATGGCCTCGGGCGTCGTTAAGGGCCCGAAGCACGTCCACGGGCTTGCGGAATGCTTGCAGGGCTTCCAGCTCGGTCGCTAGGGCGTCTTCGATAGCCTTGCTCATGGTCCGCCGGTGGTGGTCGTGGTGGGGTAGAGGATCATGGTGCCATCGGGATAATTTCCGCCCCGGGCGTCCTTAATGGCGTCTTCGTCGTAGTTGACGGTTTTCGTGAAAACTCGCACGTCGGCGTCGTAGTATTCGGCTTCGATGCCGGGCGTGTAGTTAATTTTGCAGCGGGTGAACGTGAAATCGACGGTTCCTGAGCCGGAAAAATACCAGTTCGTGCCTAGTGCTGCAATCCGGGGGCAGCCATACGCTCCGCCCGCATAGACTACCCGCTGGCCGATAACGTCGACTTCGCAATCAGTGAGGGTCGTGGAGCCCAGTTTGTTGACGGCCACGGTGAGCACTCCGCCGGTGTCCGGGCTGGGCCCGCTGGACGTGCCCAGACTAGTGGAGCCATTGGCGTCGCCATAAAATCGCGTGCCGCTCACGATGATGGTTTGATCGGCTCCGCCGCCGCCGCCGGCTAGTGAAATGAATTGCCGGCAGAATCGCCCGATGCCGCCGGTCATGGTCACGCTTCGGGTGGTGTTTTCCCAGCTATAGATGCCCCAGTCGTGGCGGCTGGAGTCGATTTCGCAATTGACTAGCTCCAGCTCGCCGGGGTCGTTGTTCTCGCCCTTCCAGCCCATTAGGCCGCCGTCTTCATCGGCATCCCAGCAAACCCCGCCCAAATAGAAATTCTCAAAGCGTTGGAACGTCCCCAGACAAAACCCGGGGGTGGCGTCGCCCTTGGTGTAGCCGTCCAGGGTCGAGCCGTCGATGCGAACGTCGGTGGTCCAGCGGGCGGGGTTCGCTCGGCTGACACTGCGGAACGTGCAGGACGGGAGGACTAATTCCCGGGAGCGGCCAAAGTCGGCTCGGCCGGCACAGATAAAAACGTCGGTGTCTTCGACTTCATCCCAGAGGCCGGTGAAAACGGTGCGGATTTGCTCGGCGGCGAGCGTGGGCCGGGGGGAAAGATAATAGGGCGGGTGGACGTTCACCCCGTTGCGGGTGAGCGTGATCGACGATGGTTGGCGGGTCATAATGCGAAATCCTTTTCGCGGGGTGGGTTAGTCCTGTTTCTTACACTTCCCTTGGCAGCAGCTCGTGGGGCTGGACTGTCGCCGAAATCGTTCGCGGCGGGCCTCCATTGTGAAATCCAGGATCATGTCGTTTACGCGGCTGATGCTGTAGGTGATATCGTCCGGGGTGGCCGTTTTATAGGCGTCCTGGAGTTTCTGGAGCATGTCACCGATAGCGGCCTCGATGGTCTTGTGCTCGCCTTCGCTGGCGGTGGCTTCGACTTCCTTGTCTTCGCTCATGGGAGCCTCGGGGCGGTGCGGTGGTTAAAACAGGACTTCCTGAGCCAGTCTGTTGGCGGCAATCTCGCAATAGCGTTCACTGACGTCTATACCGATGGCCTTTCGGCCTAGGTCTTTCGCGGCCCGAAGCGTGGTTCCGCTGCCCATGAATGGGTCCAGGATCATATCCCCTTCATTCGACCAACTGCGGATGTGGTCCGCCGCAAGTCGCTCTGGAAACTGTGCCGGGTGCTTTCGGTTTATGCTGCTCATTTCTGGGCTGATTTCCCAGATATTAAAGCGTATGCCGTAATCGCCTAGCGGCTTCCCCTTGTGTGGCTTTCGGATCAATTCGCCGCCCTTGGTCCTGATGGTTGCGGATTTCCCATTAGCTCCGGCCTTGCGGTTTAGTCGATCCCTGATTGGGTTGAATGTCTTCGGCTTTCCAGCCGACAGAATAAACATGAATTCGGAGACTGGGCCGTATCTTACGCTCGTTGAGCCTACTGCCGTAAACCCCCCTTTGCTCCATATCATTGTATCGTGCAGCCGATACCCTAATTCCTTGAAACGCAACGCCTGTTTGAAGCTGCTGCCGGTTTTATCGCCGTCTTTGGTCTCGTCGTTGACTATCCAAACGGTAACTCCCCCAGCCGCTAATGCCGTCAACAGCGGGATGGCAATTCCGTCGAAATCCCATTGATATCCGTCGTAATCACGAATGTTGTCGTAGGGCGGTGAAGTGACGGCAAGGTCTATCGTTGCTGGCGGTAGTCCGGCCACAATTTCCCGGCAATCCCCGTGGTAAATCGTGATTCCTTCGTGCTCATAATACGGCTTCATCCTACGGGAGCCTCGGGGCGGTGACGTTGGGGTAGGTCGGGCTTTTGGTGGCGTCGCGGAGCAAGGCAATTACAGCCTGTTCATCGGCCGGGGTCCAGCCCTGGGGGTTAATTCGGCGGTCGATAAATTCGTCCCGCTGGTTGCTGAAGCCAATCGCCCCGCCCACGTTGTAATGCCGGACCACGCGGGCAAGGTCGGGCATTCGGCCATTGTGGGCATATGGGGCAGTCTTGGCCAGCTCGGCCCACGTGGCGGTTTTGAAGGCCCGGACGTTGGGGGCGGTGCTGACCACGTTGGCCCGGCCTAGGTCGGTGCTGGCTCCCTTGGTCGCCAGCTCCATGCCGTTATTGTGGAAAGCGTAGTCGGTGAAAAATGGGGGCGTGTGGCAGGTATAGCAGCGGGCCCGGGTGGTCAACTGGAAGCCGCGTTCCTGCTGGGGCGTGAGGGCCTCCAGGTCGCCCCGTAAACGCTTGTGGAGCGGCGTGTCGAAGTTCCATACCAGCGTCGTCTGGAAGCTGGCTAGAGCGTGCCCGAAACGGTCCTGGTCGATAGGGCTGAGTCCGTTGGCCTTCATGCCGTACGCTTCGGCGAAAAGCACGTTGTAGCCGAAATTGCGGCGGAGCCGGTTAATTACGTCCTGGAGGCTTTGGTCGCCCATTTCCAGGTTGTTGGCCACGGGCAGTAGGGCTTGGTCGGCGAGCCCGATGGTGCGTCCATCGTGGAATAGCAGGGGGCTATAGGCGGCGTTCAGGATCGTGGGGCTGTGGCGGTTGCCGGTGCGGCCCAGAATGCCCACGGCCTCGGCGAGCGGCTGGGCAAAGCCAAACCGGGGATCGTGGCAGGTGCTACAGCTTACGGTGAATAGCCGCTGTCCGCCCACGTCGACCGGGGCGGATAGGCGGGGATCGAAAAACAGCTTGCGGCCCAGCTCGACGCGGGGGCCGGTGACCGGGACGTTTAACGGCGGGGCGATAGGGGGCTGGGCTGAAACGTGTGGCGACACAATCACGGCCCAAACCACGGCTACCGCCGCCGCCGTCAAACCTAGAGCCTGTCGCATCCTAATCGCCCTCCGATGGCTAAAGCCGGGCGGGGCGGTTGGGAGAACGGCCCTTAGACCGGCAATCCTAATAGCTTCTTGATGGCCGCCAGAATGATCGGCACGAGTTGCGGCCCCAGCTCATTTGCGAATTGTAGCAAAAGATTGACCACGGCCTCCCAGATTGCCGTATCCGGGAGCGTGCCAACAGCTTCGGCCTGGGCAGTGTAGGCCGCCTTGGTTTCGCTGGTGGCGGGGACGTGGCGGGACTGGAGGGCCTTGGCGTAGCTGTAGGGGTCATGGGCTCCGCGAATGGCCACGGCCTGGGCGGCTCCCATCTGGCCCAGATACTTGGTGAGCAATTGTAGCAGCAGGGGCAGGGCCACGGGGCCGGCTTCCGCAATCAGCTTGCCGATCATTTCGCTGATGCCGCCCTTGAGGGCGTCCAGGATCGGGCGGGGCTTGGGCGGGGCGTTGGGGTCGGCCGGCGGGCGGGGGAAGAAAATCCCCAAAGCCTCGACTAGCTCGCCGTCGGTCATTTCGTGCGGTGCTCGGGTGAAGTCCAGTGGCTCGGCCGGCAGTTGGGCCGGCTCGATGGCTTCGACTTCGGGCAGGTTCTCGTGTTGGTCGTTGGGCTTGCTGTGCTTGGCGTTCATGTTGCATCGCTCCATGCTTTGGAATCGGGAAGTGGCACCCCCGTTAGTGTCCAGCGGTGGCCCAGAAAATCAATGGGGCCTAGGGTCTGAGTTTCGCCGGGCTGGGGATCGGCCGGGAGGGTTGGGATCGGGGTAGTCGGGGGCGGGGCGGCGTCCTGGATGTATTTCAGGGCGTTGACCACGCCATAGCCCCAGTCTTGGCTGGGGAGGGTTCCGCCGGTGAGCGGCGTGGCGGTGCCGGTCATAAGCCGCTCAAACTCGCCTTGGGTTAATTTCTTGCCGGTCGAACGGAGTAGGGCGGCGACGCCTGCGATAAACGGGGTGGCCATGCTCGTGCCGTCCAGGTAGGCGTATTTTCCGCCGGGCCAGCAGGATAGCACTTGCACGCCGGGAGCCATCACGTCGACCTGGGGGCCACGGCTGGAGAAGCTGGCCACGCGACGCTGTTTGTCGATAGCTCCCACGCCTAGGGCCAGTGAGCCCCATGCGGCCGGATATCCGATAGTGCTGATCGTGTGGCCGGTGCGGGGGTCCACGACTTTGCCGTCATTGCCCACGGCACAAACCACCAGAATGCCGGCCTGGATACATTGCACCAGCTCGGCCTGGATTTCGGGGCTGGGGTCGGGGCTGCCTAGGCTCATGCTGACCACGTGGCACCCGTCCTGGCGAGCGAAGCGGAGCCCTTCGGCAATCCAGCTCCATGAGCCTGAGCCATCATTGCCCAGCACTTTGTAGATCGCTAGCTCGCACTTGGGGGCCACGCCTTTGATGCCCCGGCCGTTATCGCGGCTGCCGATGGTGCCGGCGGTATGGGTGCCGTGTCCGTTGACGTCGGTGACGTCTTTGGGGCCGCCGCTAGAGGTTAAATTCCGGGCGACGGCAATGGCCCCCTGGAAATCCGGGTGATTCGTGTCGATGCCGGTGTCCAGGACTCCCACGCGGCAATTCTCGCCCCGGTAGGTCATGCCCCACGCGGCTTCGACGCCTAGCTCGGCGATGCCCCACGGGTTGACTTCGCCCACTTGCTGGGCGGTGGCGGTGGCGGAGACGGTAAAGGCGGGTAGCTTCCAGCTCATGGGTGCCATCCTTGACGGGTGCGGTGGGTTAGCCGGGTAGCATATCAGTTTCGGGCAGAAAAATCCCCTCCAGTGTGCTGGCGAATTCGCGGCGGTCGAGCATGTCCTGGACGACTTTGCGAAACTGGTCGGCACCTTCTTGGACTGCCGGCCAGCCGGCATGTTGGATATACCCCGCCGGGCTGTTGACGTATTCCAGCCGGCCATGCTTGAGGAAAGCCCTCCAGCCGGGGAAATCGGGATGCGTCACGAATTCAGATAGCAGGATGCTCACGGCGTTCGGCCTTCAGGCGTTTGATTTCGCGGGTTAAAACGCGGGTGCTGCTCACACAAATGCGGCGGACGGCCTCGTGGTAGGTGTTCGGCCGGAGCCGGTATCCCTCGCGGGTCGCGGCGTGGATCACTTTCGCGGCTTGGCGGAGTTTCATGGGGTGACTCCCTTGTTCAGCACGTCCACGGCCTGCTGGATGACGTTCCAGGTCGCTGGCTGCTGGGTGCTTTGCTGGACGTAACTCAAAATCCGTAGTGCCTCGTGGATCGCTTCCCCACGCTTCACTGACTCGCTCCAGGCTGCCGCTGCTCTAGCTTCTGCATCGTGGACGGCTTCGCGGTAGCCCTGTTCTTTGCACTGTCGGCAAATGGCGTCGTATTCGACTAAATTCACGGCTTGGCCCTCTAGGGTTAAAATCCAGCCCCAGCAGCGGCCGGTAGGGCCGTGGGCACAGATACCTACTCGGGTCGCTGCTGGGGTTCTGGGGTGTCGTGGGGTGCGTAAGCGGCCACCATCGTGGCCTGGATGTAGCCGGCCTTGAAAGCCTTGGCAATCAGGTCGTGGACGTCGGGGGCGTAGCGGTTGGGGTGTATCTTCTGCTGCTTACACCACTCGGTATAAAGTTCGCTGATCTTCGGGCGTTGTTCGCTAGTCGGCCCCTGGATTGCAAGCCGTTTAGCCTGCGACCGGGAAACCGCTGGCGGATAGGTCATTTCGATGAGTTTAGCGGTTTTCTCGGTAACGGCGGGGTGGCTGCTCTCGCTCGCGGCTGCCTCGCATCGCTTGCGAAATTCAGCTCTCTGCTCGGCGGGGTAAATTTCCAGGACTCGGCAGGCTTGGGGTTCCCAGTTCATGGGCTCGGGGCTCCTAAAAACAGCTCGTCGAACGTCTGTTGGATGTTCATGTCGTGGAATTTCTCTTGCCACGCGGGCGGGAGTTTGTCGACGAAAAACCACCATGTCTGGACTTCCAGGGCGGTGAGTCGGGCGGCGAGCACAATCTGCCGGCCGTCGTCTCGGCCGCCGTCGTCGTCATAGCTGGCTGTGGCCAGCAGTGCCATGCGGGGGTAGTTGAAAAACGTGCGTTCATCGTTCGCTGGGTCGCTCGGCGTCCAGTGCTCGATTCGCTTGCTGGGGTAAAGCTGCTTGATCTTATGGCGTAGGTCCGGGATGTGCTCGACTCGCTGCATGGACGTGGGGCGGTAGTACTGGATCATGCTCGGCCCTTTCGGCGGCGTCGGCGGCGGTTGGTGTCCATCGGCTGGGTTCTCGGCTCGGGCTCGGGCTGGACCCCTAGGAAAATCTCGTCGTAGTTGGCCTGGGCGGCGTCTCGGCTAGCCAGCTCATTCACGCGGCCCTGGATTTGGTCCAGCTTGAGCCGCGATTCGCTGGCCAGCTCGGAATGCTTGAACTGCCGTTCCGCTAGATGGCTGTTGGCTTCGACTAGGGCCTTGAATAGAGCGTATTTCATGGCCACGGCCACAAAGCAAAATACGGTCAAGCCGGTTAGCCAAACGGTGAGCACGATTTCGATGGCTGTCACTGGGGTGCCCCTAGGAAAATGCGTTCCAATGTCTCGTCCAGCACGCCGGGCCGGAATTGGGTGGGCACTTCGTCGGCTTTGAACCACCATGTCCGCACGGCCAGCACTTCGCCCTTGACGGTGGTTAGGCGTCCCATGAGGTAATTCGTGCCTATCCCGGTTAGGTTCGGGGCAGTCGCTAAAGCCTCGATTTTCACGCCCCTGGTCGGTCGCCAAAATTCCAGCACGGCCTGCTTATAGTTGGCCATGCTGGGCGGGCTCCAGTGCAGGATTCTGGCCCTGGGGTAAAGTCTGGTTAGTTGCTGGTGTAGCTGCTTGGTGGAGGCGTATGGCGTCACGGCTGGCATTCCGCAAATCTCGGTCTGGATCATGGCCCGGGCTCCCGCTTTGGGGGTTCGGGCGACAATTGCTCACGGGCCCAGCGGTGCCACTCGGCGTCCCATTTGGCGTCGGGCTCGTCGCTGGCGGGGAGCTGGCTTTCGTCGATGATCTTGCCCACCTTGAAGTATGGCAATCGCGGGGGCTGCGGCTGGCGTTCGTCGGGCATGGCTAGTGGTCCCGTTTCTTGGCTTTCATGGTTTCCAGGATCGTGATTAGCTGCTGCTTCATGGCTGCCACGGCGGCGGTGATTTGCTCGCCGCTCATGCCCATCATTTGCATCGCGGCCCTGGTCTTAAAGGCCGATTCCGGGTGCAGAATGTTGGTCGAAACCAGCATAAAACTTTCGTTGGGCGTGGTGCCGGCCTCAAACTCGGCTACGGTCTTCTCCCCCCATGCGTCGGTTTGCTGTTCGGCTTCTTCGCCGGTCTTGGCCACGCAGATGAGTTTCACGCGGTCGGTATAGATCACGAGCCCGGCCCAGATTTCGCCCCACTTCTCGCGTCCGATTTCCAGGATTTTGCGGCTATCGCCTTCCTCGATGGCCTGCTCTAGCTTGCTGGTCTTGGAATTGGCAAACCAGCGTTTCAGGAACGTGCTCACGTCTATTGCCCCCTTTTTTTATATAGTTATTTTGGTCTGTCGCTGATTATATAGCGAGCGTACTTAGATGCAAGATGGTTAATTCCCGGGCTGGCCTAGGAACGTGTCCTCTAGGGTCTGGTCGAATAGCTGGCGGCGGGCGTATTCGGCTAAATGGGGCTCAATAATGGCTTTCCAGCCCTCGTCGAGCCTGACCGGCTCCTGGATGCCTGGAATCCAAAGCTGGTACTGCCGGCCGTGGGTTCCGGTTTCCACGGGGGCGGCAAAGGCGATGCGGGCGGGGTCCAGGAAAACGCCTTTTCCTAGGTCAATGAGGGGCATTTTGGCCTCGATTCGTTAGGAAAATCTGGTCGAACACTTGGCCGCAAGTGAGGTCGTCCATCTTGCGAAGCGTGATTCCGGGCGGGGCTGGGGACGTTTTCAGCCAAACCCACCATCCCCGGATGGTCTTTGTTTCGTGGCGAATGCAAGCCACTAGGTAGGCCGGGCCGGCGGCACCGCCGGTGACGTCGGGGGCCGTGTGCACGATCACGTATTCAGGCTGGCCGGGGGCCAGCCAAAATAGCTCGTTCAGGTCCAAGCGGTTGCCGCCCGGCAATCCCCTCCAGACGCCTACCCAATGTTCGTATCGGTAGCCCGGGTGCAAGCCGACTAGGTGGTCGATGGCTCGGTCCATGTCGCTTTTGCTCATGCCTGCCCCCCTAAGAAAATGGCGTCATAGGCTTGCTCTAGTGCCTCGCTGGGGGCTTTATGCTCCTGGATGATCGGGTCGGTTCGCCGGCTGGCTCCCTCAGTAACCCACCAGAAGTCCGTGCGGCTGCCGTTGGCGGTGGCCATGAGGTACTGGGGGACTTCTTCGTCGGTGGCCGCAATCAGCGTGGTCCGGCCCGGGGCGGGGTGATTCAGCACGGTGTCAGTGTGCACAAACCGGCCGACGGGGAAACGCTTCCGCAAACCCGCGATGGCCTTGTCCGATTGTTCCTCGATGCGTGTGACACGCAAGCCGGGGACTAGGGCGTAGGTGAATTCGCTCATAGGAAAATCCGCTCCAGCTCCCGGGTGAAGTCTACGGCGTGCAGGTCAAGTTCCCGGATCGGCGGATAGGCGGCTACGTCGGGGTGTGTTTCGTGGTCGGTGTAGTAGCTGACGTCGCAATAGCCTACCCGGTGGACGCGGATATAAATCGGGTAGTCGGCGTGCATGTTGGCCCCCGGGTGCACGGCCCGGTAGCCTGTGAGCCGGTAGTAGGTAAATGGCCCCTGTCTCGCTGGTTCCTTTTGGTAAAAAAAATAGTCGCTATGCTTGGCCCATTCGAGATAGACCATTGCGACGCGAAGGGCCTTTCGCAGAATGTCCACGAATTCAGCGTTTTGGTCTTTGGTGTGAATGAGTGGCATTGGTTAAAATTCCCAGCCGGGGACGGCTTTGCTGAAAAATCCCGCTAGGGCTCGATAGGCTTTTTCGTCGATCACTACCAGCTTGACGGCGGGGTGATACTTGGCCATGCGTTTGATCTTGGTTTTACTGCGGCCGTCCATGTGGCCTTTGACTTCGTGAAACTCGACGCGGCCGTCGGGTAGGGTGACTTTGAAATCGGGCAGGTAGCTGACGCATCCCCGTTTGACTCCGGCAAACCAAAATGTTTCGGGCTCGTGGGCCCAGTCCTGGATATCGCCACGTTGCTTTTGCCACTCCAGATAGCGGGCGTAGTTGGCTTCCCATTTGGATCGGTAATATTTCTTTTGGCCTCCAATCTCTTGCCACGACGCTCGCCACTTTCGGGCCGCTGGGGATTTCGGGGGCGGTGCCTTGCGGGCCTCGGTTAATTTCCGGGCCAGCTCGGCGGCGTCCAGGCTAGGCGTCGGGGCTTTCTTCTTGGTCATCGCGGGGGCCTTCCGTGGCTGGCTCCTTGGGTTCGGTCAAGTGGTCCAGCTTGGCCTGGAGTTGCTCGACTTGAAACTCCAGGCTTTTCAGTCGGGCTAAAACCACGCCGGTGGCAAAGCAAAGCCGGTCCATCGCGTCGGCCTTTGGATCGTCGTCCGGGCTGTTGCTGTAGGTGTGCAGCTCGACGCGGCGGGCGAGCCATGTTATCCGGTCTTGGAGGACTTCAATATCGCCGGTTTCGAGGACTGCGGAATCGAGTGGCATAGGGTCGGGCTCTTTCTTGTAGGTGGTGGTGGTTTTGGTTTCGGTGAATCGCGGTTCTTCGTTGGCGGCGTAGGCCCGGGTGGTTTCTCGCCAACTGGCTAGGGTGTCTTGCTCGTGCTGGCGGCCGTCGGCTCGGGCCAGCCGGAGGATCAATAGAAATAGGGCCATGCCGGTGAGTAGGCCGGCGATGGCGTAGGAAACCCCGTGGGGGTCGTTCTGGTGGAGCCACGCGGGCCACTGGTGCCAGTCGGCGGGGAGTGGTGTCATCGGGCGGCCTTGGCCTTTCGTTTGACGTTCTTGGCCTCGGGATTGCCCACGACGTAGCCCAGCCGGGCGATGGTCCGATTCCAGCAGGCGGCCAGCTCTCGGGGCCGGTTCTCGCGGTCGTCGTTAATCTGCACGACGCTGGGGAAACGGTGGTAGTAGTTCATGCTGACCCCGCAGCTCCGAAGCCCCATTCTTTCGGCCTCGGCAAATAATCGCTTTTCCAGGGATGCAGCTAGCGGGCTATCCCAGCCCACGCATTCCAGGACCCATCCACTGAGACAATGCCGCCGGCCCTCGCCATATTCGTTGCGGATAATGTCACTGCTTTCCAGGACGGGCATGGTGTCCGGGTATTTCCGTAGGTTCTTTTTGATCTTCTTCATGGGTTTCCCTTTCCTAAAAAAATCTCGTGTAGGTTGTGATTGACGGGGGTGAAAACGTGGTGCTCGCTGCCATATCGGACTAGCTCGTCAATTCGCTGGCGGGTGCGGGGGTTGCGTTTGGCTAGCGTTTCCAGGACTCCCTGCCAGCCGTTGTGGTGCGGCCGGTCTTCGTGCAGGTAGGACGTTATGAATAGTTTTCGCGGGGCCCGGGCGGTGGGTGTGAATTGCAGCTTCCCCACGGCTAGCATCCAGCTCCCGAAGTTGTGTGAGCAATAGGCATGGGCCGTTCGCACGGGACTGAGGGGATCGAAATATCTCACCAGCGAAATCGACGAACAAAGGGGCCCTATGCTTTCCGCGAATGTCCAGCCATCCACCACGAATTGGATTTTCTCGCCGGGGTATAACTCCCGGAATGTCTCCAGCGGTAGGGTGCTAGTTCTCATGGCAGAAAAATCTCGTCCATCGTTTTCTGGATTCGCATATCGGCTAATTGCTTCTGGAGCCGCTCGCGTAGGTTCTTATTGAGTTGCTTTAGGCTCCAGTCGCCATTGTCGACCACGCGGGCCCAAACGGTTTTGGTGTCATGGTTGACGCGGATAATGACAAGCCCACCTTCCGGCCGCTCGTAGATTTCAAAGGCTTCCAGCGGGGCGTTTAGGAAAGCCCGGCGGGCCATAAAAACGCGATAGGTGTAGCCGGGGTATCTCCGGCGGGCGATGGTGGCCAGTCTTTCGACGTAGAAATCTCGCATGGTCGGCAATCCTATCATCCGCTCGCTATACTTGCAAGCCTAGGGGGCCCAGTCGATGCCTCGGTTCCAGGCGTCCAGGTCTTCGTTGAAGTTGGCCGGCTTGGGGGGCTGGTAGTGCTCCATCCAGCACGTGAGGTCGTGGACGCTCTCCTTGGAGAATCCGGGGCAGATTCTCATTTTCTTGGGATCGTATAGCAGGGGCTTGTCGGTGGCATATTGGCCCGTGTTCTTGTCGTAGCCGCCCCGGCTGTAGCCCTCGTGCCGGTCGCCGGCCTTACACGGGCAGCGGATGGCCACGCGGTAAAGGCCCCGGCCGGGGAAGGTTAATTTCTTGTCCTTGGCGAGTTTCATGCTGCTCATTCGCCAGACTTCGACTAGGCCCACGTCGCGGCAATCCAGGCAGGCGTAGCGGTGTTCCGTTTCGGGATCGAGTGGCATTAGCTCGGCGGCCAGCTCGTGGGGATCGTCGCCGGCCTCGGCGGCCTGGACTAGCTTGCCCATGATCGCCTTGCTATCCCAGTCGGCCGGGTTCGCGGGCGGGGTGGCCAGCTCGTTGTAGTCCACTTGCGGCAGGTTGGAGCGGAATCGCTCACCCTCTAGAATCGCACACAATCGCTTGTAATGCGTCGGTGTCATGGCCCGGTCTTTCGGGTCAACCGGATCGAAAGAGCCGCTTAGGATGCGTCTGGTGGCTTCCAGGGCATCGTCTAGGGTGCACTGCTCCAGGACTGGATACCATTTGGCCAAGAAACTTCGGTAGCGGGGGTCTTTCTCGCGTTCGGCTTGCTCCATGCCGGCGGTTTCGGTGCTTTCGTTGATGAAAGCGGCGGCCTGGGGGAACGTGCTGCAATGATCGGCAAGCCACTTGATAAACTCTTGCTTGGTCATGGGTTAAAACTCCTGCTCTAGCGATGGGACGGAGTAGTCGCGGCGGCTGTTTTTCTGGAAAAGCTGGCCCTGGGGCCGCCGGTCTTGCTGCTTCGATAGCCAGTTATTCAAAAAACGCGGGATATTCACGGGCCTTTCGCTCGGATTGTCGATGCACCATTGGCGGGCCTTGCGGCATTCCGCCAGCACGTTCACGCCGGGATAGGCTTCGGCGTACTCGTCGATCTTGGATTGGCGGAGTAGGTAAACCCCGGCCTTTTGGTTCTTTGAACCTGAGTGGGCAATTTCGAGAATCACGGGATCGGGATTAATTTCTGGCGTTCCGGTTGTATGGGTCTGGTTCTGGTGTGGGTCTGGTGTGGTGTGGGTCTGGTGTGGGTCTAGCGTAACGTTTTCGTTACGGGCCCGGCCCGTATCCGTAACGCTTTCGGGAAGTGGTTGCGGGAAAACAACTTGCGGCTTTACGTCTTTCCTTAGCGTCTTGTACACGTCGACCAGCTCGACGTATGCGTCTCCGTTGATGCGATACCTCTGGAGTAGCCCCACGGCGGCCAGTTCGGCAATCCAGGATTCGACGTCTTTGGCGGTGACTTGACCGGCGACCATGCGGGCCGTGTATAGCCTCGCCATTACCCATTTTGCGTCGCCGTAGTACCTTCCCGCGTCGTCGCTGGCGGCAATCAGCCGGGTGTAGAGCGTTTCGGCTCCGATGCTAACGGCGTTCACCTTGTCGCTGTCCGGGTAGCTCTTTAAGAGGGGGTTATACGCTTCCCTGCGTGCCATCCTTGGGCTCCTTGATTTTTTTCCAGCAAACGCCGCAAAAGTACCGCCAAGTCTTATCGTCGTAGTGCGGCCAGTGCGGCGGCATCCTGACGAAAGCGATATCAATCGAGTCGAGTATTTCCGCCTCCGGTAAGCGGCGTAGGAACGTCTTTAGGGTCTGCTCGCGGTCCCTGTCTGCGTGCGTTCCTTCAGCCCATCCGCAGTTCGCTGTCCAGTGCTGCCAGAGTCGCCGCACGGAGTTGATTTCTGCTTCGCGTAGCTCTAGCAAAAGGTCGTTGTATGCCCGGGTCTGCTCTTGGCGTTCCTGGCGTTCCTTGGATTGGTCGGCCAGCGACCTAGGGACCATTGACAGCGGAACGGCCGCCTTGCCGCGATTACAGTCCTGGCAGGCGGTCAATAAGTTTCGCTCATGGTCTTCGCCGCCCTCCGCCAGTGGCACGATATGATCGGCTTCCAAGATGACAGCCGGCGGCGATTTGCCGCAATATTGGCAACTAAACCTATCCCTCTTGAATACTTCAAACCGCTGTCGCTTTGATAGTCCCTTGCGTGGCTTTGCCATATGGGTGGCCTCCCGTGGTCCAACAAAAACGCCCCCGGGCACGGTCTTGTGCTCCGGGGGCATGATCTTGGCGAAGTGCCGTGGTCACTGTCAAGCTACTGCGAGCGTACCCGCTATTTAGTGGCCGTCCCGTTTGCTAGCACTGCCAATAGTTCCCCGGCGGCGGTGTAGCTGCCGCACTCGTCGGCTAGTCGCTTGGCCATGAAAACCACGCGGGCGGGGCCTTCCAGCATGGATACAATCCCGTCGGCGGCCCGGACTAGGATCACGTCTTTGGGCTCCTTGTCGACGCGGGTGGTGACGGTCACGGCCTTGCCCTTGGGCTTGTTCTTGGCCCCCTTGGGGCGGCCGACGGCCTTCTTGGCCTTGAGCGGCCCGGCGGGCCGGAGAATCCCGCCCAGCGTGCCGGGCTTGGCCTTGGGTAGCTTCAGCTTGGGGACGGTCTTGGCCTTCTCGGTCTTGCCCAGCAGGCCCCGGCGGACTTGATAGATCAAGGCCGGCGAGCACGGGATGCCCTCGGCTTGCAGCGTGGCGGCGATGCCGGCGGCGGGGGCCTTGGGATCGGCGGTTAGCAGTTCGCGGATACGCTCGCTGCGGCTGCTGGTCTGGTCGGTCGTGGTGCTCATAGCGGTAAACTCCAGTTTTGGTTAAATCCGTTCGGGTTGAAAATGTCCGCCCAGCGGACACTAAAATGGGATATCGTCGTGTGTGGGGAATGCCTGTTTCTGTTCGGGCGGGGCGGCCGGCTTGGGGTCGGCTTTCTTGGCGGCCTTCTTTTCGGCGGCGGCCATTTCCTTGGCCTCGCGGGCCTTGCCGGCTTGGTCCAGGTTAATTTTCTGGGTCTGCTCGGTGGCTCGCATGGCTAGCTCGCCCTGGGTCTGGTCGAATAGCTCCCGGAGGTCGTGGGGGGCTAGGCTGGTGTCGACGGCTTTGATCTGGCTGCCGAATTCTTGCACGGCGTCGTGCACGGCTCCCCGGGTCTGGGCCCGTTCGATCTGTTGGGTGGCGGCCTCGATGATTTCCCCCAGCTTGGCCTCGACGGCTATCACGTCGATTTCGGGCCGCTCGGGTACGGGGCTGCTCTCGACGTCGATCACTTCCTCGGGCCGGCTGGCCTTGCGGCCCTTGCGTAGCTTGGCGGTGGCGGCCTGGAGCGTGGCGGCCGGTGCCGGCAGGTTGGCGGCGGCCCGGCTTTCGTTGATCTGCTCCATGTCTTCCTCGGTGACCACGCCGAGAATGATTTCGGGAGCGTGCCGGCGGGCCCATTTGATCGCCCCAGTGTAGGTGATTTTCTGCTGGGGGTCTTTCTTCCAGGCGTCGTTAGTGGTCCTGTGATCGCCCACCCGGGCGGTGACGGTGCGGTCGAAATCCTCTCCCTCGAAGCGGCCGGAGACGGTGACGGTGAGGTCGTCGCCGGTGCCGGTGTAGTCGTACCGCAAGCGGCCCACTAGGCCAGCTCGGGCGTTGATAACCCCGGCCACCAGTTTGCCCTGGAAAGCCAGCTTTCCGCCCACGACGTAGGTTTCGGGGGTGAGGCTAAACGGGTCCATTTGCCAGCGGAATGCCTGTGAGCAAATGAGGAAACAGTTACCTACCACTTCCTCGAATTCAAACCGCCGTTCTTTATTGCGGGTCAAGTGGTCCGGCAGCACGGACGCCGATGCCATGATCTTGGCCACGCGGTAGAGGGCGTTATAGCGGTCGGTGTCCAGCAGGTAGCCCAGCGGGCTGTCGTCTTTGTTGACACTCAGCCGGCGGGGCTCGGGGACGGTGACGGCGGTGCTAGGCTGGGGCTCGGTGCTCATGGGTTTCCTTTTCTGCGGCGTCTGCGGCCATTAGCGATAGCTTGGCGTAGAGCTGGGCTAGCGGCCTGACTTCTGGGTAGTCTTTTCCGTAAACGGCTTCTAGGGCTTCCAGCAGGATTCTGATTTCTTCGCACGATAGCACTGTCGAATCTCCTACTCTAGTGCCTTTAGTATTTTCTTGGTCGCGGACTCGCCGACTTTCCGAAGCGTGCGAATCGACTTAGGGGCCACGGTGAAACCGGCCCGGTCGCTGGTCTTCCAGGCGTAGAGCGAGCCATCCGGGAGCCGGGCGTAGGTGTTATCCCCTAGGGCGGCCTTGACGGTGTTCTCGAATAGCTCGATATCCTTTTCCAGCTCTTTGATCTGGGCCCGGGCCTCGTCGGCCTTGCTGGCCATATCGGCCGGGATGCTGGTCACTTCTACCAGTAGCCCGTTATCGCGGGGGTGCAGTTGGGTTAAAACTCGGCTGGTTAATTCGCTGTCATCGGCCGGCGGCATTTTGTTGTTTTGAACATACCACCAGAATTTTGCGGCCGATTCCAGCATGGCCTCGATAAACTCGTCGTCCCGCTGGACGTCGTACCAGACTAGCCGCTGGCCTCCGATCAAGGCGGCGAGCGTGCCCCACGTGCATCCCGTGCAAGCCAGTTCGGCCTGCACTTGGATTTGATACTGGAGCGGGATGCTGGCTTCCTCCTTCCAGTGCTTGCCCATCATTTCGTTGGTGGTCTTCACTTGCAGCACGCCGACTAGCGGGTTCGGCTCGATTTGCTGCCATGCGTCCGGGGTACAGCCCAGAAATGGGTAGTCCGGGTGCTGGTGCACGGTGAACGGCGGGGCGGCCTGGACTAGCCGGCCCGTCCGCTCGGCAAACTCGTCGATGATCGGGCCCTCGAATCGTTGCCCCCAGCGGATACGCTCGTGGAGGGCGGCTAGGTCTTCGGCCGGCAGGTTGCCGGTCTTCTCGGCCCAAACGGCGACGGGGCTTTTCCAGGGTGAAAACCCTAGGGCGGCGGCGATATCACTGGCCCCTAGTAGACTGCGGCGGGCCAGCAGCCACGCCTCGCGGCTACTGTAGGCGGTTGGTGCGGGGTGGCGTGTCATCGTCTTTCTGGTCCTGGAGGGCGTCGGTTAATTCCTTCATCAGCTCGCGGATCGCGTCTTTGCTCTCGGGGAGCCCTTTGGTCACAATCGGGAAAATCGCGTCTTGCATGGCGTGCATAAGCGTGTTCGTCATGCGGTTGCAATCGTCGATGGCGTCGTCGCCGGAGCACTTCACTTCGGCCATGAGCCGGGCGGCGGTGCGTAGCAGGGCCCGGACCATTGCCGCCGAGTGGTTGGTGAACCGTAGGCTAGTGGCCTTGATATCGTCCATGCTCGTGGTTTCCGGGTCGGGTAGTCCGTCGGGGAATGCGTTGGCGGTTAAATACCCGTTGGCGGCCTCGATTATGAAATCGAATGCCTTTTTCTCCAGGGCGATAACCTGGAGCATTTCCGGCATCTTTTCCTGGGCCTCGGCCTTGGTGGCCTTTTCGCGGATCGAGTCTGAGAAGTCTTTCCAAAAATCTTCGGGCTTCATGCGTCGGGCTCCTAGGTTAATTTTGCGAGTGCGGTGCGGGGTCGGGTGTAGTACACAAACCCGGCGATTTCGATGCCGTTCGGGTGCAGTATGTAGGGCGTTCCTGGCCAGTGGGTGCGGTGCATGTGTAGGGGCCCCCAGTGCTTGGTGGCGGCCCGGCCTACTATGGATTCTTCGGCGGCCCGGGCTCGCCAGCCGTCACGGTTTGCTCGGCGGATGGTGGTGGTAAACTCGCCAGTTATCTCAGTGGGCTCGTGGGTGGCCCACTCGAAAACCATGTCCTGGGGTGTGATTTCAGGCGGCATTGACCTTGGCCTCTGCGGCTAGTCGGGCCTTAACTTCGCTGCGGTGCACGGTGACGTCGCGGGGGGCCTCGATGCCCAGCTTAACGCGGCCGTCGCGGGCCTCCAGGACGCGGATCACGATGTTCTCGCCGACAATCACGTCTTCGCCATTCTTCCGGGTTAAAACCAGCATGTGGAAATTCCTTTTCTGTGGGTTGCATCCATTCGTTTGAAAGATGCCCGGCGGCTGGAAATCGCGTAACCAGCCGCCGGGGCTAACGTGGGGCGGTGGAACCTTACGAAGTTCCGCCAGCACGTTTGTCGGGGAGCATTTCGACCACCTGAATCCAGGCCGGGATTTTTCCCTGCTTGGGGCGGGTGAGGCAAGCCACGACCGGGATGCCGACGTCCTGGTCGGGCCAGCCGGTGTAGCCGTCGGTGCAGACTAGGATTACCTGTGGCTTTTTGCGGCCCCCCTTGCCACCCCGTAGGATTTCCTCGTCGGTCGCGGCCTGGATGATGGCCCGGCTCATGTCGGTGCCGCCGCCGCCCATCACTTCCAGGGTTTCCGGGCGGAGCACGGTTTGCACGCTAGCGGCGGACGTGTCCGCACAAACCACCTTAATGCCATCCCGGCAGCGGTAGGCGTCCAGGACTTGTCCGATCATGCCCAGCGATAGCGAAATATCGGCGTGGTCCATGCTGCCGCTGGTGTCCACGATCACGGTCACGCGGGGCACGGGCTGGACGTTGCTCGGCAGCAGAATATCGGTCCGTGGGTTGCGGCGGTTCGGGCGGCGGTAGCTGTAGTCCCCCTGGCCTTGCGTGACTTCCACGCAATGGCGGACGGCTCGCCGGAGAATCGTGCGGGGGTCGACCTTGGGCTCGATTAGCTCCCTGGCCCACGCTCGCATTCTGCCGGCCATCTTGCCTACCCGCTTTTCGTGCTCCAGGATTTTTTCGGCAATCTCGCGGCGGATCATTTCTTGTTCGGCGTCGTCCAGGCCGTGGCGGCCGTCCCCGTCTGGTCCGTCGCTGCCTTCCTCGGTGCCGTGCTGCTCCCATTCCTTGGGGATACCATCGCACGCGGAGCCGGCCAGCGATGGATCAAACTTGCCTTGTCCCTTGCCTTTGCCCTGTTTGTCCCCGGGTTGGCCTTCGCCGTCCCCGTCCCCGGGTTGGCCTTCGCCGTCCCCGTCCCCGTCTTCATCGCCGTCCCCGCCTTCGCTCTCGGGCGGCATCATTTTTCGCAGTTCGTAGTCGTAGAAATCGGCGGTTTCTTCTTCGACTAGGCCGTAGTCGGCCGGCTTGTGGGCGTCTTCCGGGAGACTCACGCCGGAGGCCAGCAGGTTGCTGTTCGCGGCCAGCTCACTGGCCAGTTGCCAGCGTTTCATGTCCGACTTTTTGGGATTGCTGCCCAAAATTTGGGCCCCACGCTTGGGATGGCGAAATAGCAGGCGGGCCACGTCTCGCAAGATCATGCCGGCCACGTCGTCGGTGCGGGCGGCCTTGATGGCCTCGGGATTGAAGTGTAGCCGCCAAGTGCTGTCACAAGCCACGGGCCCCGGGAGCCGGGGGTTTTCCACGGCCATCAGGGTTAAAATCATATAGGTCGCGTAGGGCCATTTTTGACAAGCCAAAATGCGAGCCTTGACTAGCTCCTGGCACTGGTGTCGGCCGGGGCGGCTGGTGCCGCCCTGGCTAATCGCTTGCGTGGTCATCGGTAAGGTTTCCTTTTCGTCGGGTGCGATTTTGTAAACTCCACTCGCTTGATTATAGCGAGCGGACAAGCGGCGTCAAGCGTTCTTTCTATCGGGCCGGGGCGATGCTCAGATTGAGCCTTTCCACGCTCATGCCTAGGTCACGCATCACGGCGGCTAGCCGGTCTTCCTGGGCGGCCAGCCTGGCCTCCAGCTCGGCGACGCGGGTTTCCAGCTCGGCGGTCGCGGCGGAGCCGTGACGGGCCCGGGGGCGGGTGTACTGCTCGGGGTCGATAGTCTGGAGGTCTTTCAAGACGCCCCGGATCATAGCCGGGGTGATTCGGCTCGCGTCTTTCAGGGCGGGAATCTTGATAGCGTTGACCAGCTCGGCCAGCTCGCCGTCGCCCATCCCCTTGGCGACAATCCAGTCCTGCCAGTTAGCTTTCATGGTGTCCATGAGGCTGATGGCGTGGACGCGGTTAAATTTGTGGGTTCTCTTGGCCATTGCAAGGTTTCCTTTTGCTTGCGATTTCAGGTGGTTAAAACAAGCCGCCGGGCTAGGTACTAGGATTGCTAGAGTGAATCCATCCTAGCCCGGGCGGCCCGTGACAAGGGCGGGAGTTATGCTCCTACCAGGGCGGTCAACTTGCTCTTACGCTTCTTCGGGGTGTAGCCGACCGGCTTGATCTTCCAAAGCGAGCCGTGTGCGGCCTGGGCGATTTCGGGAATCTGGCTGTGAACGTGTTCCAGGACGTCGAAACCGGCTTCCCAGCGGTCGGGCGTGTTGTCGTGCTGGATGCGATTCCAAACGCTGGCCACAATCGCCATTGCGTGATCGCCACGCTTGGGCAGGTTCAAGCTGGTGGGGTCGTTCAGGATGGCCTCGGGGTCCGGCAGGTCTTGCTTGGAAAGCCACGTCAAAAACTCGGTCCCGGCGGCCTGTCCGACGCATCCCCAAACCAGCTTACTGCGAACTTCGTTGTTTGCTCCCACGCTCTCGGCGGCCCCCAGCAGCTTGATTACGTTCGTCCAGCTCCGGGGCGTCGGGTAGGGCTCGGTGGCCTTGTGGGCGTCTTTGGGGTACTTCTCAATCAGGGTGGGGATGGCGTCGGCAAACTTGTCCATCAGGGCCCCCCACTTCGCACAGTAGTTCCGCCAGTCGGCCGGCAGGATCGGTAGGCTGGGGGCGGGGAAATCCAGGTTATCCCGCCAGCCCTGGCGAATGCTCTTGAGGTCGGTTTCCCACTCCAAGATGCACAAGCGGTTCACCATCGGCGGGGCCAAGTCGACGCCGGCAGCGGCCTTGTCGACGGGGTTGGCGGCGGAGAAAATCCAGCAGGATTCGATGCCTTCGGCCATGAGCTGAAGGGCCGACGCCTGAGTCGCGTGGCCGGTGTTCGTCAGCTCGTCAATCAGCAGGACGCTGGGCTCCAGCTTGCAGCGGACAAACCGCTCGTCGTGCACCCGGGCCATAACCTTGTAGTGGTGGCCCGTGGTGGGGTCCAGGTGGTCCGGTAATTCTTGGACGGTTGGGTAGCCGCCAAGGTCTTCGGGGAGCACTTGGTCAAGACACACTGAGCGGAAATGCCGGCCGACGGCGGCGGCTAAAGCCCGATGCGTTTCGGTTTTGGCCACGCCTGGGATGCCCAGCGACAGCGGGATAACTCCCGCTTGGCCGGCAATAAAGTGGGCCCAGTTGACTTGGCTGATTGCTCGTTTAGCTGACATGCGATTTTTTTCCTTCTGTTGAGTCTGAAAATCCGTAGGTTAAAAATGCCTTCTCTGTCCGGCCACGTGGGGTCCGTTTCACTTCCTTCTGGGCCTGAGTATAGCGAGCGTATCGACTACTGCAAGCCCTATTCTAGAAATTATTTATTCCTAGCTGAATAGGGTATGGAAGTGTTCTTTGTCTTCGATCTGGGCTAGTGCGGCGGTGACTTCCATTTCAGCGGCGGCGATGGTTTCGTGTAGGGCGGTGAGGGCTTCGCCTAGGATTTCCTCGTAGCGGCTAACCCGGGTGTGTAGCGTGCCGGCGGCGGCCTTCCGGCGGGTAAGGGCCGATTCGCCTAGCTCGTTGGCGGCCAGCTCGGTTCGCATTGCTTCAGCGGCGGCGGTGACTTCGGCGACAATCGCGTCTTTCACGGCCCGGACGGTCCCCTCGTCGATCAGGGTGCTGACGCGGTAGACCGTGCTGGCGTTAAGCCGGCCGTCCACGGGGGTCTGGCTGGCGGCCTCGACGGCGGCGGCCAGTTTATCCAGGGTGGCCCGGTGGTGCTCGGGCACCCAATAGACTCCGCCGTGGGCCCGCAAAACCACTCCCTCCAGGTCGTTCTCAATGATCGAAATCAGGGACTTCGCCACGCTGTTGGCGGGGGCCACGCGGCGGGCCCTTTCGTAGAGCATTTGCAGGCCGCTGACTCCGCTGGGGAATTCGCCCCGGGTGATTTCCACAAACCCGCCCGTGTTGATCTTCACCGAAAAGTCGTGGCTGACTTCGTTTTCTTCGGCCCCGCGTTTGACGTTGCGGACTTCGTAGCCGTCTAGGGCGGAGTTCTCTAGCTCCAGGATGATTTTGTCGAATTTGCGGCCCCGGTTGCCGGCAATGGTCATGCGGATGGCGGCCTTGAGGGCGGCGGAGTCGGTGCGGGGTGCGACCATGTACCGCTCGAAACCTAGGTCGGCTAGGCGGGCGTTGATCGCGGCCCGGTCGGTGTCGTGCAGTTGCCAGTAGACCACGGCCCCGCTGGCGGAAATTGCGTGCGTGCTGTTCATGGTAGTGGGTTCCCTTCGTTGAGTAGTGCGGCGATTTTTCAGGTTTGGAAAGCGGTGCAAGGGGCTCGATTTGTTTATTTGGCCAGCGGGGTTTGCGGTCCCGTCGGTAGCCGTCCATCCTAGGATTGGCCGGGGGTTAGCCCGGTAGACGCTCGAACCATCTTGCAAGCGGCTAGCCAGTAGCCGGCCCGGGGTTAATTCCGGGCCGGTTCGCTGGGCAGTCGCTTACGCTCCGACGTAGTGATAGTAGCCCTTGCTGGTCACGACGTAGCAAGGCATATCGCTGGGAACGTGGGGCGTTGTGCAGTCGTGAAACTCATGGCCGCCCATGTAGAAATCCACGGCGGCGGCATACTCGCGGGCCAGTGCTTCGCTGGCAAACGCGGCCGGGTGCATCGCACGCTTCCAGTTGTCGCGGTCCTGGTAGGTGTTGACGATAGCCTTCATGGCCTCGCTGGGCTCGGTGATCGGGCCCACGGGGACGGCCGCCAAGATAATTCCGCCGTCTTCGGTCGGCAGGGTGATCGTTTTGGTTTCGACTTTCGGCATGGCTTAGGTTCCTTTCAGGTTTGCGATTTTTCAGGGCAGCAACTTGCTGCGTCTGGGTGTGATTATAGTCGGCATCCGCTCGCTGTAAACCCCAGAAATAAATAATTTCCGAAATGGCTCGATAGCGGGGGGTTCCTCGCGGGGTCGGGTTAAAAACGCTAGCCGGTAGCCCCCACGGTTTCCCGTGGGGGTTGGCCGGGCAGCGTTCCTAGGCCCACGAGTGTTCGACGTTCGGCTGCCGGTTGTCCATTTCGGCCTGGGCGTATTCGGCTTCCGGGCAGTCCTGGTTGGCGGGCTCCAGGGCGGCCGGGGCGGCCTTGCCCCATGCTAGGCCGTAGTTCTTGGCACAAACCGGCCCGTAGCCCACGCCGGTGCTCTTGGCGTCGGTGAGGGTCTTCTGGCAAAAGCAGCAGTTGCCCGTGGTGCGGCCGTACTTGGCAGCGTAGCCGGCGGGGTCGGCGGCAAACTGTTGCAGCACTTCGGTGATCGCGTCGGTGGCGTCGCGGCCAGCTTCAAACTTCCCGTCCCGGTGAATCCGGCCAAACCACTGATTGTCCCCGTAGCGGCCCCCGTCGGTGACGTTGATCGTGCCGGGGAACTTGGCCCGGTCGCCGGCCTTGGCCAGTTGAATCTTGCCACCATCGGCGGCGGCGAAGACGATCTTCGGGAACTTGAGTTTCTGGCCCGCGATGACAAACAACGCGGCGATGGCGGCGAAGTTGTTAATTTCCACTTCGCGGCGGACGGCTGGGGCGGCCAGCTTGAAAACCCAATGGAGCTGTTTGTCCGAGAGGCCCCGGGTGCGGAATCGCTGGACTAGCGAGCGAGCGAAGTCGGCCGAGTTGCCCAGCGTGTCGGTGGCGAGTTTGCTTTCCAGGGCTTCGATGGCGGCGGCGATTTCGGCGGCGGTCTTCATGGCGGGGTTCCTTTTCTAGTTTTGCGATTTTCTGGCCGGCATTCGTGTCGGCCATGAGCATTACTATAAAGGTTATCCGCTCGCTGTAAATGGGGGCTGGAGTATTTTTCTACAAATAGTTTCAAAATAGACCACTAGAGGGGGTGGCTATTCAGTCGGGTTATTTTTGGCCGCTAGGGCGGCGGCCTTGGCCCGCTTGGTAGCCCATGCCTTGTGGGCCCGGTTGACGGCTTGCTCGCTGCCGGCCGGGACTTTTTGGGCTAGGCTCCGCATTAGCTCGGATCGCTGCTTGGGGTCGGTGCTTTCGCATAGGCGTTGCCAGCGAAGCCGGCCGAGTTCAGCGGCGTCGGGGTCGGGCGTGGTGGGGGTGGCGGTGCGGCGGCGTGACATGGTGGCTGCTCCCTGGTGGATCGTGGTGACTCCTTTGCGTTGGCGAATGGCAGTCCTGCCTCTCACTGCCCATCTTACCATGCCGCTCGCTGTAGGCAAACAGTCGGATTCGAGTTGACGGCCCTGGATACGCTCGCTATAGTTGGGTGTCCGTAAGTCGCCCCAAAATCGCACTCGCCAAGGAAATTGCAATGATTGCCGTCCCTCGCAAGGATCGCCGCCCCCGGCTCGAACGTATTACCGAAGCGGTTAAAAACAGCACTGGCGGGGAGCTGCCGCCGGAGGTCGTGGGCCAGCTTGCGGAAGCGATTGATAAGATGGTCCCGGCGGGCTACGATCTGCACAAACTCAAGGCCACGACGGTTGATATTGCCGATTCCCTGGAGGGGGTGGCGGTCGCCGATATGGCCCGGATTTTGAATGCCACCATGAAATGCCTGGGGATGGTGCTGCCGAAAATCGCCAATAGCTCGGCGGTCTACAGCACGGTTTGCGACGTGGCTCGGCGGAAAGTCGAGAAACTCCACGCCAAACTGGGCAGCAAAACCTACCTGGAAACCATGAATGCCTGCCTTGAGAAAACCCCCGATGGGGCCTCGCCTGAAAACGTCGCCCTCATGCTCACGCAATGCTACCTTCTCGAAATGGAACGGCTCGCGGCGGTCGCGGTCCAGGCCAGCAAGAAACCGGCCGATAAAGGTTAATTTTACGGCGGCTAGGATGCCGTTGATAGGGTCGATAGATATGCCACGTAAACCAAAGCCGGAAGCGGAAGCCGGCCCGGAAACTCCAGATACGGCCGCCGGCCGGCTCTCACGAAAGCGATGGGAAAAATGGAAACGGGATCAAGCGAAGAAAGAGGCGGCGAAGGCCAAGCGGGCGGCCAGTCGCCGGAAGGGGAAGCCCTGACGTGTGTAGCCTATCGGGTCGACCACGCGGGGGCGTTTAGCGTCCCGGGCTGCTCCGTGCGGCGGTGCTCGGACTGCGGGGCTGAGACGTGCCTAGCCCCCAGCAGTGTCGCCGAAATGGCCAAGCGGCCGGGCAGTAACGTGATCTGCCACGAATGCTTTAGCCGGCACTTGCTGGCGGGCCTGGATTCGGCGGTCAAGCCCATGACGCCCCAGCAGGCGGCCGAAATTCTGGCCTCGCTGGCGGCCCCCAACAATTGATAAAATCCCCATTGCACTGCTGTAGCTTAACGGGCCAATGTCCCACCTAAAGCGGCGGGCCTTGATAACCCGCATGGATGCCGGTTGATCCGGCCAGTGGTGCGTTTTACACGAAATTCGCGTCCGGCGGGGCCGGGTCCACGGCGTAGGCCATCGCCTGATTCTGGGCGTTGAACGGGCAGCGTTCGCATCCCGTGGCGTCAAAGTCGGCCATCCCGGCCTGAGACTCTTTCCAGAGGTCGCGGAAGCGTTTCCCTTCCAGGCTGCCAATCAGCCCGGAATCGTTGTAGGCCAGCGTGCAGCAGCGGTATACGTTCAGGTCGCCGCCGACATAGGTGTTAGCCTGTTGATACCAGCAGCGGTGGTAGTCGGGGCGGCCTTGCTGGAGGTCACTGTAGCGGCTACCGAAGTTATTCAGCACGGCAAACGTGCCGGGGACGTCGCGGGTTTGGGCGGCCTCTAGTAGCTCGTGGATTTCGTCTAGCAGGCCAGCGTAGTATTGAGCCCCGTCGGGCTGGAAATAGGCCCCCAGCCGGATATTGTCGGCCCCGGCCTCTTTGGCTCGGTCGACGGCCAGCAGGATTTCGCGGTAGTTTTCGCGGGTGACCACGAAGCTAACCCCTAGGCGGAGTTTGGTCCCCATGCCGTTTTTCTTGTCGGCCAGCATGGCCACGTTCCGCCAAGCGGCCTCGAAGTGTTGGGTGCTGACGTTGCGGGTCACGGCGTAGGTTTCGGGCTTCCCGGCGTCGATGCTGACGCGGACCCACTTGGCAAAAACTAGGGCCTGGAGCGTGTCGGCATTCCAGCGGACCCCATTCGAGACTAGGGCTAGGTCCATATTGCGATGGTGCACGGCCTCGAAAATCTCGACGTGGTGCGGGTGCACGGTAGGCTCGCCGCCGCCGGTGATCTGGATCGCTTTGACCCCCATTTGCTGGCAGTCTTCCAGGATTTCGATAACCTTGCCTAGCGGGATTTTCCGGTTGGGGTTATTGTTGACCACGCCGAAAGCGTTGGTTTCCCCGAAGCGTTGATTAGAGCTGTAGCCGGGCATTCGGAAAGCACAGAATCCGCAGCTTTGGTTGCAGAGGTCGCTGATAACTAGCTGGACTTGCACGGGGGCGGCGGTCTTGCCGGCTCGCCATGCCTTCACGCGGTCGGGGTGGTGGATGATCTTTAGCGGCGAGTAGGGGCTGGCCGGGTGAGGTCGTTCCATTGCTTACGCTCCATCGCTTGTAGGATTGTGGCCGTCCTGGCGTCCTGTTTGGCGGTTAATTTTCCACGCTTGGCGACGGGCTTATACATGGTCGCGGCGAGTTCATACCAGCCGGTATCTGTGGGGCCTCGATTGCAGTTTTGGCCGTGGGCGTAGCCGGTATGCCAGCCCATCACGTAGCTGCAAGTTTCGGGGGTCGGGCAGGGGTCGCCGATGCTGGCGGCTTCCCGGCTGAGTCGGCCGATAAGCTGGAGGTCGAAATCGGCTTGGTCGGTGACCGGCCAGCCGCCTACCCGCTGGATTAGCTCTTTGCGGAATGCCAGCGACGAATGGAAGCGGGGGCCGGCGGTTTCGGCCTGGAGCTGGCCCGGGCCCGGGTAGTCGGTCAAGATCGTGCTAGGCTTCGATAGCTCGTGGGTCTGGAGTTGCTCGACGTGCTGGCTGATGTAGGTCGGGCAATAAATGTCGTCGTCTTCCCAAACCAGATACGCCTGATTCCGTAGCGGGGCGACGCATCGCATGAAATTGTACTTGGACGGTAGGCTCGGGAATCGCTCCGTGCTGAATAGCCGCCAGTTGGGCCCCTGCTGGTCGTCGAACGTGCCGCCGTCGTCGTGGATGATTAGATAGCGTTGGTCGGCCGGATAGTCCTGCTGGTCCCAGAGCCAGAGGGTATTTTCTAGCAGGTCCGGGTGGCGGAACGTGGGGCACAGTGCGGTTATAAACATAGCCGTTCCAGGATCGTTAGGCCGTAGTTATTGGTGAAGTGCTCGATAATCCGAAATTCCCCGGCGGCAATAAGTTCCCCGATGGCTTTCCACATGCTGGTTTCGTGGCTGCCGCAAACCGGGTGCGTGTCGTGCAGGGCGATATACTTGCTGACCTTGGGGGCGTGGCGGGTTAATTCTCGGGCTAGATGATCGTAGCTATGGTCGCTGTCGATAAATAGCAGGTCCGTGGGCTCGATGTCGATTTCGGCGGAGTTGGCTTGGTAGAAAACGAAATTCGTTTCCGGGCCCACCAGCTTTTGCAGCTCGACAATTACTGGGCAGGGCATGATATCGACGCTGGTGAGCCGGCGGGGCTCGGCGGCCAGAAATGCCGTGGTGGAGTTGCCGGTGCGGACGCCAAACTCGGTGATCGTCTGGCACTTGCAGGCCAGCCGGTGTAGGGTTTCCAGGTGCTCGTTAATTTCTCCCGGGCGGGCAATGAGTAGCCGGAGCCGGTTTTCTAGGGCTTGGTTCATAGGTGCTTTACGCCTTTGGCCTTGAGCTTGGCGAGTACGTCCACGGTGCGGCTATCGTAGGCCGGTTTGGCGGGGCCCCACTGGATCGGCTGGACGGCTTGGGCGTAACGCTCGTACCATCCAAGGTCATTCAGGTCGTTGGTGTAGACGGTACTGGAATGCGTGTAGCCGGTGCCGGAGTAGCCCATAACATACTGGCAATCTTCATCGGTGTCCCACGGCTCGACGGAGCCCCCGGAAACCGTGGTCGCGGCGTCCCGGAATAACATATCGAAATTCCCCACGGGTTCCACGGGGTAGCCGCTGATTCGGTCGATGGTTTCTTTGCGGACGGCTAGGGCGGAATGAAACCAGCGGCGTTCGATATGTACGCTGTTGCCGTAGTGCACCCAATTCCGCAAGGGGTTGGAAATCCCGGAGCGGGCTAGGGCGGCGGCCTGGGCGGCGACATAGCCGGGCAGGTAGATATCGTCGTCTTCCCAAATGAGCACGCCGAACGTCTCGGGCGGGCACATGGCGAAAATCCGGTTAAATTTCTCGCCTAGTGATCGGCCTCGGTCGGTGGTGGTCACGATTTCCCAGTTGGGGCCGGACTGGGGCACAAACGTCCCGCCGTCTTCCAGGATAATCATCTTGCGACGGTCGGCCGGGTAGGTCTGGGCCTCCCAGAGGGCGAGCGTATTTTCGACTAGGCGGGGCCGGCGGTACGTGGGGACGGCGGCCACCATAAACGGCAATTCGCTCATGCAATGGCCCGCCGTGGGTTGTTTTTTCGCCCTGGCGAGCCAGCCGGAACGGTTACGGCGTCCCCGGGAAGCCAGCCGTGTTTTAGTCTGTCTTGGATGGTCCCGGCCGAAAGCCCTGAAATCCGGCACCACTCGGCTAGCGTCCGGGTGACGCCATCGCACTCAATGACTTTATTGCTTCGGCGATTATTTGATTGCTCAAGCGGCGTAGCCCATCGGCAGTTTTCTGGCGTGTAGTCGCCGTCGTTGTCTATCCGGTCGATGCTGTGCCGGGGGCTGGGCTTGCGGCCCATGTCGGCCAAGAAATTGGCGAAATCTTGCCAGCGGTCGCAAACCCGAATGCCACGCTGGTGATACCTTTGCGATTCCTGATTATTGGGGTTACTGCATCGCTGACGCATTTGCTTCCAAACGGCGTATTCTGGGATACTACTTTTGGCCATTTTCCTCTGCCCTCCTGATTGCTTCATCTATAAGAGACGGAAATGGGTCGGTAACGTCCAGCTTGAAAGCGAGTCCGCTGGTGACGGCAAGGGCGGCGGCCTTGAGCTTGTCTTTCCAGCCCCAGCGGCCTTGGCCGTCACGCATCCAGCCGATGATTTCCTCGCGGTGCTCGCGGCACCCGTCGACGCCCCAGAGGTCCATTTGAGCCTGCCGGGCTTTGCAGTCGCATCCCGGGGCGGCGTTGACCCCGATGGTTTCCAGCATTTTCGCTAGCTCGCTGCCGGGGCCTTTGCCCGGAGGGGCAAGGTGGATGCGTTGGGCCGGCTTGTCCTGGGGCTGGCGGCCCAGCACGGTGAGGCCGTGCTGCTTGGGTGTGTGCCACGCGATAAACCACTCGGGATTTTCTTCCAGGAACGTCTGGATCGCGTTGTGGAAGCCTAGCTTGCCGTCGGGCCCGGTGCCGCCATAGACGTGCGTGTCGTGGCGGACAATCCAGCGGCGGACCACGCGGCTATAGTGCCGGAGGTCTTCCAGGAACATTTCGCCGGTGTGCCGGGTGTCGATAAATAGCAGGTCCGTGGGGCCAATGTCCAGCGGCTTGGGTGGGTTCGGCAGCAGTTCCATAAGCGTGGCATTTGGGGCCATCGTTTGCAGGAGCCGGACTAGGCCGTGGTTCCATTCGGTGTTATACGATAGCAGCTTGGCCGGGTTGCCGGCGGCCAGCCCGATGACGCTTTCGCGTCGCTCCGAAATGTCGGTCACGTGACTGCACTGGGCGGCCAGCTCGGTTAATTTCGGGATATGCTGGTTTAGGTCGCGGTTGGGCTCGTTGAAAGCCAGCTCGGCGAGTTGGGCCGGGGTTTCAATGGTGCCGTGTGCTCCGGCGGGTTTGGGTCGCTCGGCGGGGCGGTGCCCGGGCGGGTTGATATGGCCCACGGGATCGGCCAGCAGGAAAGCCCAGTCGGCTTCTGAAAACAGCCGGGCGGCGACGAAATGCTCGTAGACGGGGGTGAGGTCCAGGCCCAGCTCTTGGTGGCCCAGCACGTAGTTGCGAACTTTATTCCAGCGGGTCAGCGGGTATTTCACGCCATTGGGGTGCCCGAAGCGGTGCAGCCACTTGAGAAATCCTAGGCACATGGCCCGGCCGCCCTGCTGGCGGAATTTCTCGTGCATATACATTTCTTCGCCGCCAAAGCCCCGGAATTCCGGGTTAAATCCGGGCCAGATAGCCTTGCGGCAACTGAATAGGCCCATGCCCTGGCCGGGGATTTCAAACTCGTCGTCCGGGCTGTAGCCAAGTGGCCTGCACCCGGCGGCGGTGAGCGTGTTTTCGTGGCCATAGAATGGGATCGTGCCCAGCCCGATATCGACGTCCTGGTGGTTGGTCGTGAGGGTCACTAGGCGGGCGGTGCCGTCCTGGTCCAGGACGCTGAACCGCTGGCCGTCCGGGGCCTCCCACGCGGTCCCCCAGATTCCCCACATTTCCCCACGCCAAAAATCGACGAAATGGGTCGAGATTTGGGCCAGCGAATCGTATTCCAGGGGCCCGGTGAGTAGGTCCGTAGACTCCGGGTGGGCCTCGTAGTAAGCGATTAGCCGCTGGAGGGCGTAGGGCTCCAGCAGGACGTGGGAGTCCATGCAAAGCACGTAGGGGGCGTCTGCCTCGCGGATAACGCGGTCCTTTGCTAGGGCGGGTCCGCCGGGTCCGGGGGCGGCGATATACTTGGCGGAGTGGCACCCGTGGCGGGCGACGCCTAGCAGGCGGGTAAGGTGGGGACTGGCCGGAGAATCCGGCTTGTTGTCGATCAGCAAAAACTGGACGCGGCTAAGGTCGCCCTGGTATTTGCGGAGGGCCTGGAGGGTGAAATAGGTGCCGTCGTGATCGTCATACGTGGGGAATCCCACGGTTAAAAACGGGTCTGCCACTTGGGTGCACTCCGTTGCATGGGCTGGGCCGCCCGATTCCGTGGGCGGCCTATAGCCAGCGATTCTAGCAAGCCTCGGGAGGATTGCCAGCCTTTACGGGGTTTCCGTCGTGGTGGTCGTGGTGATGTTGGAGCAAGCCCCCGGGCCGGTCGCTCCCGCACATGGATTGCAGCACGGGTATTCGTAGGGTCCGTCCGGCGGGACGCACTCTGAGCCCAGCAGGCCGGGGTAGTACATTTCCGCGATGGCGTTGCTGCACCCGCAACTGCGTGGATCGTCGCCGCTGCAAGTGTTGAGCGGGTAGGGGACATAGAAGTGCGGGAAGCTGCTGCCGCAGACAATCAAGCAATGGCCGCCGCAATCAAAACTCGGGTCACAGCTCGTAGTGGTCGTGCTGGTGGTGGTGCTGGTGGTACTCGTGCCGCCGCTGCACTCGGCTTCGCATAGCTCCTCGGTTTCGTAGTCGCCCCCGCAGATTTCGCAACTTGGATCGGACAGGCAGAGGGCCACCATTTCGTCGTAGGTCCACTGGATGCAGGAGCTACTGATAAAGCACGTGCCGCCGCCGACGTTGACGCACCAGTAGGGTGCCGGCGTGGTGGTCGTGGTGCTCGTGCTGGTGGTCGTGGTCGACGTCGTGGTGGTTGTGGTGGTTGTGGTCGACGTGGTGCTGGTGCTGGTCGTGGTCGAGCTAGTGCTGGTCGTCGGCGGCGGGTCTTGCGGGAGGCAGTTGGTGGCGGCCCGCTCGCATTCTTCGGCCGGATTCCAGTAGGGTGGCAAGCAATTGCAGCCGCCGGTGCAGCTTCCGCTGGTGAGGCTCCAGGTGAGCCCGGCCGTGGCACTCCAGTTACACGGGCCGCCGCACGGGGCGGACGTCGACGTCGTGCTGGTGGGCGGCATACTGCTGGTGGGGCCGGGATAGCAGGGATCGACGGGGCCCGGGCAGTTATTGGGCTCGCACGGCCGTGGCTTGCAGCCGACGCTGTAGGTGCTGCCGCAGTTGCACGGGCCTTCGGGGGGCTGGCCGTCCAGAATGCAGCCGCCTTTCTGGCCGTTGTCTCCCATCCAATCCATAATCCGGCCAAGGCAATCCGGGCACCCGGGGCAGCAATTGCCGTAGCCGCTGCAAGGCGAGTAGTTAATTAAAACCCATGAGCCTTCTTCGAAGTCAAAGCTAGAGCACTTCCAGGTCGCTCCGCCGGTGCAGCCCTTCGTGCACGGTACTCCAGGGCCCGGTGGGCCCGGGGTGGTGCAGGCCGTGACGGCGGAGCCGCATGGATCGTATGGGACGGCAGGGTAGGGGCAGTCGCCGCACCATTGGCGTTCATTGCCGCCAATCGGGTCCGCTCCCCGGCAGTCGTAGGCCACGCCGCACCCGCTGACCTTGCCCCATGTCGACGTGAGCGGGTTGCCCCGCCAATAGCACTCACTGCTGCAAGGGTTGGGGGTGGTGGTGGTGTCACAACCGGATGGGTCGAACGTGGTCGACGTTGTGCTGGTGGTGCTCGTGGTCGAGCTGGTGCTGGTCGAGCTGGTGCACGAGAGGGCCGGGATTTCCAGCAAGTCCTGGCGGACGCACGGGCCATAGTAGCACTCCCCGTCGGCGGTTCCGCAGAATAGCGGTTCCTGGCAAACGCAAGGGGGTTCGGTGGTCGTGGTGCTCGACGTGGTGGTCGTGGTGGTGGTGGCCGGGTTCGGCGTGGTCGTGACGAATGCGGCGGCCGGGCATCGCCACCTATTGGTAGCGGCCGGGTAGGGGGTCGTGCTCGTGCTGGTTAAATACGGGGGGAGGGTGCTGGTCGTGCTGGTGCTGGTGGTGGTCGTGGTGCAGTTGTTGCTAACCCGGGTCCAGTATTTGGCGGAGTTATTCCAAACATACTTGCAGCGGTTGCCGCCGCACGATTCCGGCAGCGGGGGCTCGGTGCTGGTGGTGCTCGACGTGGTGGTCGTGGTGCTCCAGACTTGGGCGAGATTTTCGTCCACGCCGAAATTGGCGGGTAGGGTTTGAATCCTGGTGTGAGCGGTGTACTGGCCGCCCCGGACAGCTCCCCACGAAATCGTGAGGGCGTCGTCTAGGCCACTCAATAGCCAGAGGTCGGGGACGCCGGGGACCACAAAATCGTGGTCGTCATTGATGAGATTTCCAAGGTACTGGATGCCGATGAAATTCGTGAGGGCCTGGAGGTCATCGGCGTTGTGGGGCTCGCCTTCGCTCCCGCCGTCGGTGAAATCGGCGACGGCCGCACAATGGAAAATCTTCTCCAGGTTTTCGTCAACTACATTCGAGCCGACTTGTGGCGAAAGATCGAGCGTGGCCGTGTAGCGGCGGGGCGTGATTTCACCGTCTTCAAAAACCGGGAACGTGCAGCGGACGGTTTTCGGGAATACTCGGCCCCGGCCAATTTTGCCGCCGGCCGTGATTTCGCCCTTGGTGGTTCGCTTGGCGGCGGTGGTTCCGGCTAGGGTTTCGTCTTGGGTTAAAATTTCCTTGTCGACGTAGGTGCCTAGGTTGTACTTGCGGGTACAGTAGGAGCTTTGCCAGTTCATGGCCACGACGTTGCCGTCCAGTAGCCGCACGATGCGGTGCCCGCAAGAATGAGCCACGGCGTCCAGCAGGGCCGGCAGTGTTTCGTATTTCCGGCTAAGTTCTACCGGGTCCGGGAATCCGGCGTTGAGGTCCAGGTAGATCGGTTCGGGGTCAAACTCGTCATCGGTATAACTCCCGATGATGCTGTTGTTTACCAGCGGGTCGACGTTGATTGTGACCCCTAGCTGCTCGCCCAGCATGGCATAAAGCTGGCTCCAAGTGGTCGCGTCGGTGAGGGTTAAATCTCCGGTGTGCTTGAATTGCCAGAAATAGCGGGCGTCGACTAGGGTGATTAGGTAGAGTCGTTCGTCGGCTTGCTCTTGCCCGGTGGTGTCTCGCTCGCGTGCCTTGTCGGTTTGGAGGGGCTGGCCAAAATACCAGTCCCGTGGCGAAACCGCCGAAATCAGACGTTCCGGCAGCAGGTGCATCCTTAGCCGTAAATCGAACTTGTCTTGGGGCTGCTGGTCTTGGTCCGTAATGCGGACGGTGTAGATTTCTTGCGATAGGTCGCGGTACTCGGCTCCATTGGCCCAGTCGACGCCCCGGATTTCCGCAAGCTGGCTTTCGGTAACCAGAAAATGCCCAAAGGCCCAGCGGCTCGCCCCGGTCGGCCAGTAGATGGTGCCGATTTCGGGGGGCGGCGGGGGCGGGTAGTTTGGGCGGGGGATGTTCACGCCGGGGCGGTGGTCCCCTTGGGATTGGGTCCGCTGGCTGAAATCGGCGATAGCCCGGGCGACTTGGGTGCTGGCTTCTAGGGGCAGGTAGCGGTTGATCCAGCGTTGGACTTCGCCGTCAATGTCCGGCAAGATCAAGGGGCTGGAGCCTAGGCCCAGCCGCGTCCTGTTAATGGTAATGCCCATGCTATCACGGCCCGGCCGTCGTGGTGGTGGTACTGGCGGAGCTGATGAGCCAGTCGAATGAGATATTAAAAACCACGGTTAGGGAGCCGTATTTGTCATCTTTCAGCCGGGTCGGTTTGGAGAAGCCGGTCGGGCTGATTTGAGCACGCAAGGCGGGGGCGTTATCGCTGTTGCCGAAAACGGCGGGGTCAAAGCCGGTGAGGGCTGTAATGACGCGGTTTAATAAGGCCCCGATGCCCAGCGTGGCATGGGTTAAAAACTGCTCGTCCCGCATTCCGGTGTCGAGCCGGTTGGTGCTGTGAATGGTGACCGCCAGCCCCGTCTCGACGGTTACCTGTTGGATGCCGCCGCCGTCGAACATGCTGCTATCAAACGAACCGCCATCGGGAGCCAGTGTTACGAAAACACTGGACGTCGTGGGCGGGGGCGGTTCTCCATCGTCAAGCCACCAGAAACACGTGCTTGTGTTCAGCCCTAGGGCCGTCCGCAAGTGCGTAATCACGGCCTCCCAGACTTCGACGATGGTAACGTCTACGCGGTCTGGCACGGCACGCTTTCAGGCTTAGGTGGTGGTGGTGGTCAAGTAGGCTACCGACTTCCAGGCGGAGCCGTTGTAAACCAGAAATTCCTGGGTGGTCGTGTCGAAATAGGTAAACCCGATTTCGGCGTTCGTCGGCCGCTTGGCGGTGGTGCCGCTGGTTTCCAGGCCGTGTTCTACATAAGGGGGCATGGGTTAATTTCCTTAGCTAAGGGTGATCGTAACGTCGTAGCCGACGTCTAGGGTGACGTCTTCTAGCTTGCACTTGTCGAGCAAAATGCCGGTGGTAAATGAGCCACTGGCCAGCGGGTCGGAAATGGTCGAGCCGGCGGCCAGCGTGCAGTTGTTAATGACCTTGGCCCCGGATCGGTAGGTTAAATCCAGGGTACTGCCGTTGCTGCCGGAATAGTCTTCGACGTCGCCGCCCGCGTGCAGGATGCCGCCGTAGTTCAGGACGGTGGCGGTAGTCGCGGTGGGTAGGAAAACTTCAGCCCCGTCGTAAATATTCAGGGTGTCGCTGGGGGTGACGCTCCCCTTGAGGGTCACGGCGGCCCCGTCGGCGGCGGTTAAATTTTCGAGTCCGGTGGTGTTGGCGATTTCCAGGGTGAGCGGGTTGCCGTTGGTGGGCGTGGCTACAATGTCTTCGATAACGCTGGAATGCCCAGAGAAGACGCTGACCCCGACGTCGCCCCCATAGACTTGCAGCGACGCCCCGGTCGTGAGCCCGGTAAGGCAAACCGTGGGCTCGGCGGGGTCGCTCCGGTTGGCGGAGTTGAGAATCACGACGGCCCCAGCCCCTAGCGAATAGAATTTGGCCCGGGCTCCGGTGCCGGCATATTCCACGGGGACGGCGGTGGCTAGGTGGGTGGCCCGATATTCGTCGTAGCCGGCGGGGTTCCGCTCGGGGAGCCCGATGCTGCCGCTATACGTCGACATAACCCGGCAGGTGGTGCTGACGCAATGCTGGAGGCCATACAGCAGGTCGATATTCGATAGCTCGAAGATCAGCGTATCGCCAGCCCCGGGGACGGCTCCGCCGCTCCAATTCGACGCGACGTTAAACTCGTTGGGGCCGCTATTGGGGGTGACGCTTGCGATGCCAATCGCGTGCAGGTTGGTGCCGCCGGTCCCTTGGGCCTTGCTGACGGTGATCGCATGGGAGCGGCCGGCGACGCTGGCCGTGCAGTCGACGCGAAGCACGCCTTCGGCAAAGGTGAGTTCGGTGAATTCCGTGATCGTGGAAGCCGCTAGGGCGGCGGCTAACCCGGTGCGGACGCTGGCCGTCGTGGTGGCAGTGGCGGTATAGGTGACGCTCTTGCCGTTGATCGTGACGGTGAACGTGTTGCCAATGGCGACCACGCCCGACACGGTGATCGTGTCGACCTGGGCGACGGTTGGGGCGTGTCCTAGGAAAGAGACGTTCGCCATTGTTTTCGGGCCTCCTTGCCCAAACTAGCTGCGGGGCTCGATTCTACTAAAACGCGAGTTTCTTGTCGAATGCGGTGGGCTTGAGGGCGAGCGTGTCCATGCTGGCGGTTTCCCACGGGAGTTTGCCAATGGCGATTTTCTCGCCGTCCCGGTAGGGCCGGTCGATGCCGTGGGTATATTCGACTTCCAGGTGGTAGCGGCGGGTTTTCTTGTCGGCGGTATAGGTCGAATGGGCCACGATTTCGCTTTCGCCAATCAGGCGGATATGCCGGGCATTGGAAAAAATATTCGTGGGCGGCGGGAGCTGGGGCCATTCGCCGTATCGCTCGGCGATGATCTTGATG